GGTTTTGTTGGTATTGATGTAGATTCGTTTTTGATTCCACGTTTTTACGCTTGTGATCTCAAAACCGCAACGACCATGACCGAAGATTTGTCCTTCAAGATTTTTAAGTCCATCATAAGTACCAGTTTCTTTAGTAGTAAAAGTTCCAGTTATTTCCATTTTAATCCACTTTATAAAATTCATTTTGATATTGTCTAACCCATCTATTAACTGTTGTAAATAATATATATTGACCGGTAGCCAAACCAAGCTCAGCGTCAGCTTTTGAAGTTCTACCAAACCAAAGCCCGTCACCCTTGTAATACATCACGTTACCTTTTTTAGTGATAATTTTCTTAATTCTTGAGTTTGTTACCATTCCTGGCCCCCTTTTAAAATTAATTTTGATATTGTACCATCAAGATTATGAATCTTGCTAGCTATCTGAATGGTACCAGTACAAGGCTTTTCTTCCAGGACTCGTGTTTTTCCTTTATTCCGCCTTGTTTTTTCCTTCTCTAGAGGTTTTAATCGGTTGCCAGGAAGTTCATTTTATCCCCGCCCAACCCTATCAAAACCTTATTTCAAATAACTTATAATTAATTAACTTAATTAACTATAATAATAAAATAGCATATTTTTAGACGGTTGTCAAACATTTTAAAAAGTTTTTTCGCTTTTTTTGTGTTTTTTTACCTGAATTCGGCGTTTTTTACTATACAAATAACAAGTATTCTTGAGAATATATAACTTTTTATCATTTTTCTGAATTTAAAACTAAACTTTTAGGGCTCTCTGGCCGTATTAAAGAGTATTATACATTGATTTTACATTGTAATAGATTATTCTATTCAATATGAATTTATTAAGAGAGGGGGGGTATGTCGTTTTTTATATAAATTTGTTTCCTTTCCAGATAAACTATTTTCCTTTCCATATAAAACATCTATATAACCCCTTCCCAGATAAAATATCTATTTTTCCAGGCGGTAACTATTTTTTATGTTAGGGTGTATTATATAGTAGAAAACAATTTTTAGGTATTAGAAAAAAGTTGTTGACAAAAAATATTGGGTAGTTTATTATTAATAGTATGAACGCTAAAGTATTAAATATATTGGCCCTTCTTCCCGGTGCCCTCCTTCGGGCGTGGCGTTCAGACCGGGAAGCCGGGCTTTATTTTTTATAGGAGGTGCATATGATAGCACATAGGTTAGCGAAATACTTCCCTATACTTGAAGGGGAAGAGTTTGATTTACTTGTACAGGATATAAAAGATCATGGGCAACTTGAACCGATTGTTACTGTAAATGGTGAGATACTTGATGGTGTGAATCGCTATAAAGCTTGTATGAAGTTAGGTATTGATACTATTACCGAAGAATATGAAGGTGATGATCCTTTAAGCTATGTTATCTCGTTAAATATTCGGCGTCGACATCTTGATACCAGCCAGCGAGCAATGTTGGCAACTGAGATGTTGCCGGAGTTTGAGAAGAAAGCGAAAGAAAGATTAAAAACTTCATTGCCTGGTGGTGGACGCCTAGGGTCAGAAGACCCAGGGCAAACATGGGAAGACATACATCGCTCAAGGGATGATGCTGCTAAACAATTTGGTGTATCTGGCCCGACAATTCAGCGAGCTAAACGCGTCAAAGAGGAAGCGCCTGAAAGAGTAGAAAAGATTATCAAAGGCGAGGAAACAGTAGGTGCCGTTGATGCAGAATTGCGTCAAAAAAAAGCGGCTAGATCCTATGCAAAGAAGAGAGAGAAGGAAGACAAAAAAGAGATAAAGCAGAAAACGCCTATTTTGGTGAAGGAATATTTTGATGCTTTGAAGGCATATAAAAAAGCCTTAGGATTAGCTATCAGGGGAGCTTATCTATTTTCCCCTGAATCAAATAATATACTTCAGACAAAGCACGATGATCTGATAGAATTGATGCGTAGTCTGGAAGGAGCGATTAAATGATCAAAGAAAGGAAAAGTGATATTAGGGAAGATCGACTTAATATAGGTGCGGATATCCTTTTGGATATGAGAGATGAAGACTTGCCACAAGCAACATTTCTAAGAGTTGCTTTGATTATGGTTAAGTATTTTAAGGAAGGCAAATATATCAAGGATTTAGAAAAAGTAGGCTATTCTAGTTCCTTTGGCTTAAGACCGAGCTATTGGAATAATAACAGGAAAGATTTAGAGAGAGTTATTCTTGAACGTGGTTACGTCTTTTATCATTCTCAGGAATGGGTTAAACCAGACAAGGAAAAAAATATACCTGGATTTTTTAGGCATGGCTGGGGATTTCCTACACCAGAAGAATTTAATCACACACGTAACCAGCAAAGAAAGGGAATTGTAAAACGGAAAGATACTTATAATGAGAAAATAGAAAATGCACCGGCCAGTTATCAAGATGCCCTACCCTATCTAAGAACTATGGAAATAGCAGGTCCAAATAATTAGGAAGTCCCTTTATTTACAAATTAACTTTGCAGATGTTTTAAGTTTTTTTGTATAAAGAATTGTTCAATAGATAATGTATTATAGAAGGAGGTTATTATGAAGTTATTAAAACAGTTCGTATTAAAAAAAGATACGTCCACGTACAAACAGCTATTATTTATCCTGCCTATAAAATGGCTTCAAAAGACAGGGATGGATAAAGGCGATTTTTTGAATGTGTATGAGATTGATGAATCTACTATAAAAATAGTTGCTGAGAAAAATCCTTTTGGTCAACCTGAGAATGTATCAAGGGTTGGCAGACCTGTAAAAAGTAAAGGATAAAGACTTGATAAAGACTATGTATTTATATTATAATGAACTTCTTCTTCTTCTTTTTAGAGCAGGGAATTTGACGCAATGTCTTTTCCCTGCTCACTTTTTTAAAGGGTAATTATGTCCATAATTAATTTTTTTATTGATGATGACATAATTATATCTATCAATAATCGTTTTAGATATGCCAGACAACCTAGAACCATCTTAGAAAAAATTCCTTTTAAAGAAATCATCTACTATCTCAATGACAAAACTGGAAAGAAATTCCGGTATACTAATCCTAAGTCGAAAGAAAAAATCACTAGTAGATGGAATGAAGGGTACAGGTTGGATGATTTTAAAAAGGTTATTGATGTAAAGGTAGCTGAATGGACAGGTACTAATTACGCTATGTATATCAGACCAGAAACTTTATTCGGATCTAAATTTGAAGGTTATGTAAATCAAGAACGGGAAGGGACAAATATCTGTCCTAACCCAGAATGTCAATATTTATTAAATGGGACAGAAATAAATTGCCCCAAATGTCATTGGAGGATTCGGTGAAGATAATTAACGATCTTAAAATAGGCAAGGGGTTTATTTTTCGAGTAGGTGGACAGCTTGTTTGTGGTTTATGTAGAAAAGAAATTGAGGTTAGCCAGAAATGTATATACTGTTCTAATTCTTTTGAGCATGGGATAAAAGATGTAGACCATGCTACTAGAATAACAGATGCCTTTTTTAACCAGTTATTCCCTAAAGAAGATATTTATGATGAGAATAGTGATTACAGACCTAAAGTATTGCATGTAGGGAAACTTTACGATGTAATAGAATCCTGTGAAAAAGCAAAACAGTATGATAAGATATATATGAAAGAGCGACTTCTTTCGGAGGCAAACATTCCAAAAAGATATTGTTTTTTAGGTTGGAAAGATTTCCATTCTAATCTAGATCTAACTGGGTTAAAAGATTTGTGCTCGAATAATTCAAATGGGGAAATTATTTATTTGCATGGCGATAATAATACTGGTAAAACTTTATTAATGAGTATCATGTTGCAAAGATTTCTTGATAATGAGCATAGTATTTATTTTATTACACCAGAGCAAATTGCTAATTTATACGCAAAACACTGGTATGATTCTACAGATAAGAGAAGTGATTTAGAAAAAATACGATGTTTAGATGTTGTCGGTGTTGATGATTTATTCGATCCGAAGAAGGTGTTTATAGGGAAGAATGGTGGTCTGATTATCCCTTCTGTAGATAGTTTTTTACGCTATCGAGTACATAACAATTTAACTACTATTATTACAACTAATATCCCTCTCTTACAAGTTGCACAAACTGAATTCCATCAAACTGGAAAACTTTTAGAAAGAGGCGATAAAAAGTTTCGTATTTTATTAACATAAAGAAGGGAAGATGTGTGGATTTCTTTTTAAGTAGTGATGAAGACAATGAGAGAATTGTTCTAGAAGGTGCTGTGAGAGTGGAAGAGTATTACCAGGTTTTTAGTAGTACTGTGCCAGCAGATTTCCTTAAGGCAGAACACAAATGTATTGCAACTGCTCTAATAGAAATAGAAAAAACATCTTCCCCAGGGTTACTTCTTGCCTTTTGTAAAAAAACTGATTTTGTTGCGCCATCTCTTGAATACATAAAAAAGTTATTTTTCCCGCCACTACCTTCAATAGAAGACTACAAAAAACATGTTGAGATACTCAAATCTGATTCTAGAAGAAGGGTTATTGAGGATAAATTGCTTCCTCAATTAATTGAGCATCTTGCTAAAAAATCAGAGCCTATCGGCAATATTTCTGATATAGCAATATCAATAAAAGATGTTGCTGACTCAGGCGCTGCTAAAATCTATATTCAGAATACAAAAGAACTGTTGGATTCATATAGCGTGGTAGAAGAAGCGCGAAGAAGCGGCAGTAGTTTTTATAGCTGTGGATTCAAACAAATAGATGAAGAATTAACAAGGGGGTTTTTTCCATCTGGTGTTACTATTATTGGTGGACGTCCAGGGATGGGTAAAAGTTCTTTTGTTATCAGTAGTGCAATGAGTCTTTCTTTCAAAAAAATTCCTATTCTGTTATTTTCTTTGGAGATGTCATCTATATCTGTTATGGATAGAATTCTATCGAGAGAGACCAGGGTACCCCTCTCTCAACTAGTAAAACATTCCCACGAATTACCACCAGCTCAATTACAACAAATAAAGGATGTAAAAAAACGACTTTGGGATAACGAATATCTGTATGTGTGCGATAGACCAGGTGTATCATTACGTTTTATCAGGGAACAGATTAAAAGGTTCCAGAATATTCATGGGATCAAATACGCTATTGTATATATAGATTTGTTTGGAAAGATAAAAGATTTGAGTGAGGCTAATATGGCTCAAAGTTATGAGAAAAATCTGAATTTAGTGCAGGGCATGGCAAGAGAGTTAGGCGTGCATTTTGTTTTAGCAGCACAGATAAATAGAGCTGCTGAGAAAGGAAAAAGTATTTGGAATTACCGGCCTAAATTGCATGATATAAAGAATTCCGGTGCATGGGAAGAAGTAGCGGATCTGATACTATTTTTGTTTCGTGGAAAATATTATGATGATACTCTCGAAGAAGATGTTATAGAAATTCAGATAGCTAAACAGCGGGATGGTGCCATGAATACTGTAAAATATTTTCAATTTGTGGGGGAATATGCGTTAATATTAAATGCAGATGTTGTTCCCGCTGATAAGAAGGGTAGGGATAGTGGAAAAGAAGATAGCTCGGATGTATATGAAAGCTCTGTTGAAGAAGTCGAGAGAATTAATTCAGCTCGACACCGAAAGATGGTTACTTGATCTAGGGGCAGAAGAACTTCAGCAGCTTGAGAGGGGTTGGTGGGAATTCCGCTGCCTAAATCCTGATCATAACGACCATCATCCCAGCATGGGATACAATGAATTTACTGGGGCATGGTCCTGTTTTAGTTGTCTTTCAAAAGGCAGTGGCCCGGTGTTTTTAACCATGTTGGCGCTTGATAAACAATATGAAGAAGCGGTTGAGTTTGTTCTTGACTATGTGATAGGTAAAGAGGATTGGAAGCCTAGAGAGATCAAAAAGAAGCGTAGGATAAAAGTACCTATAGAAGGGTTTGTAGAACTTCCAGCAGCAGCAATTAAGTATTTAAAAGATAGAGGAATTCCTATAAAGTTTGCACAAAAAAAGGGTGTTAAATGGTCGAATAGTATGAGCAGGATTATTATTCCCATAACAGAATATTATTGGACTGCAAGGGCTATTGATGATTCAAAACCGAAGTACCTGCATACTAAAGGTTTTTCAAAAAGTGAAGTTTTGTACAATTTTGATTCTGTGCATAGGGTTGTTTCTGGTGTAGGTGTTGTCGAAGGTGTGTTTGATGCGTGGAAAGTAGAGCTCGCAGGATTCCCATGCGTGGCAACTTTCGGCGCGGGAATATCGAATGGACAATTAAGGCTACTGGATGGATTTGTACGATTAGTAGCCATACCTGATAAGGATCAAGGTGGTGAATTATTTATTGAGAGAATTTCAAAAGTGAGGAATCCTGAATTATGGATAGCGGAACCACCTGGGAAGGATGTAGGGGCGTGTACTATAGAAGAAGTGAGGAAGATATGGGAAGAAAAGAGGCTGTTTTGGAAGGTATATTCACATATTTTTGTCAAGAAATAAAAAAGTTGTTGACAATTATTATTGTGGGGTTTATATTATAGAGAGTATGAGTATTCGACTATTTCAAAGATTTGTATTGCCTCCAAAAATTTGATATCTTTAGTCGGATACTCAGTCAAATTTGCGGGGGCTTTATTTTTTATAAGGGGGAATTAAAGAGCGGGCCAAGAAGAATGAGAAAACCAGTGGTCACGAGCGAGCCAATCCCCGCGAGAAAACCACCAGAGGTGAGCGAGCCACGGAATATGAGAAAACCATGTTTCACGAGCGAGCCAATGATCAAGAGAAAACCACTCCCCTGGAGCGTGCCAAAGGTGTGGAGTAAACCAGAGTGTTAGAGCGTGCCACGAATATGGAGAAAACCATAGAAGGGAAGCGAGCCATTGATGTCGAGAAAACCATTGATAAAGAGCGAGTCAAGTGAAAAGAGAAAACCAGTGGGTGTGAGCGTTATTATTTATTAAAAGGTTAAATTGATTTTAAAAAAGTTCAATATAAGGAGAAGAAGGTGCGACGTATAAAAAAGAAAGTAATCTGGCAGGTAAAAGCAAATCCAGAAAAAATAAGGCTCTGGAAACAAAATATTTCCAGGGGATTAAAACTTTATTGGATGTCACCAGCAGGCATATTAAGAAAACAGGTTATGAGGGAAAGTTTCTCTGGACCTGTTAAAGTAGAGTATCAAAAGAAGATACAAAGTAAGAAACCTTTTGAAGATATTCTGAAGGAATTTGCGCCATGGAAAGAAGGTTTGATACGTAAGTTCTCTAGTTACCCAGCAGAAGAAATTTCACAGGCAATAGATATTGGCATGTGGAAGGGGTATACAAAGTGTGTAGATAAAAAGTATCTAACATCTTCTGTAACCAGCTATGGATACTGGTCCCTGCTAGATTTTTTAGAGAGTGAAAGACATCCCGATGGAAAACTTGTTTCTACACCTACTGCTAATATGGATGTTTTTGAAGATGATGTCATATCTATCGAATCAAAACCTTTATTCTGGGCAGCTGTAAAATTTGTTAGGGATAAACTTTCAAAACCTGGAAAAGAAACACTAGATCTTCTGATCAAAGGATATAGCCAGCGGGAAATAGCAGAAATAAGGGGTGTTTCACCAGGAAGAATTTCACAAATTATTACAAATATTATCCGGCCACGAATAGCAGAAGTTTTATCCTATGCAAGTATTATGTAAAGTATAGAAGGGTTTTTGTTGTATTATATATTGAGGTAAGGAAGATGGAAGATATTGTAAAAATTGATAAATTGATGAGTGACTTAAAAAAGAAATATATTAAAGGCCAAATAACAGTAATGGAGTAGTAGTATGATTAAAACAAAAGATTTTTATGAGCCGTGTAATTGTCGATCAGCAGGTGAATGTCCTCATAATTGGTTTATTGAAGTGAGGGCACTTGCAGCTATGGTAGATAATGCTAAAGAAGCAATGTTAAAGAAGTTAACTAAAAAATATACAGAAGGCTGGGGTGGGTGGGATAATCCAGAAGCTATGCCAATTTTAAAAAACAAATTGATTAAACATATCAAAAAAGATTTTACACCAGAAAATATGATTGATATAATGAATCTTGCTGCTATGATCAGGAATCAACAAATATGAATATCTCAACTGCCGTACTAAAAATAATTGAATTGCATAAATTTGTCCCTGATAGTCTATACGATACTATGACACATCAGAAAACTATTGCGAAAATATTGCAGGAATTATTGGATACAAATGGTATTGCTGATGAATACTTAGATAAACAGAAATAAATAATAAACTATAAGCAGGTTTTTACTGTATTATAGGATAGGAAGGGGTAAACTAAATGACTACAAAAGCAGCAGTAATTAAGGCACCTGATGAGGTGTACTCAGCAATGACAGATCAAGCAAAACTTCTTGATATTATGAAAGTTTTTAATATAGAAATTACAAAAGAAACTCTCAGATCATTCTCAGTTGAAGGTAGGAAATTCTATTTTAATCTTAAAGGGGAATTAATAAAAATACTTGATAGTGATGGAAAAATATATAAAAGTTCAGAAGAAAATAAATTGGAGGTAGAGTAATGGCAAGGAAAATAAAAGAGGTATCGTCCGCAGTGATAGATTGGTTTTGTCCTAAATGCGGAAAGGATGTATCTATGGAAGATGAGAAGTGCTCTCACTGCGGAGCAAAGTTTGTTCCGATAGGGAGTATTTCTGAGGAGGAAGCACGACTTCAAAAATTGCAGGATGATATTAAAGAAGCTACTGCAAAGAAAAAAGAGGCTAAGAAAGAAAAGGCTGAAAAAAAGAAAGAGGCAGCTATTGAAGTAGAAAAACCTAAGAGAAGAAAGATGAAAGAGGTTGCAAGTAAAACTGGTTCCCCTCGTCCTGGTACAAGGAAAGCTTTTGTGTTTGAAGCACTTACAACAGAAGGATTAAACTATGATACCTTTACCCCCCTGTTTGCAAAAGAATTTGAGCTAGATGATGAAGAGGCTGTAAAGGCTATCAAGATGATTATCTATCAATTCAAAAGAGATGATTTTTCTATAGTTGAAGAGGGTGGTATTTGGAAGTTGGAACAAAGATAAAAGAGTATGAGAAGATTGATTATAAGGGAAAGACAGGCAAGAGTGCTTGCAACAAAAGATTGTTCTCTATGTGGTCTTTGTAAAGATAGTGTATCTAATAGTGGTGTAAAAAGATGTGAGCTTAAAGGTATTGGCCCTATAGATGCAAATATTATGTTTGTTGGGGAAGCGCCTGGAAGTGACGAATTGGAACAGAACGAATTCTTTGTAGGTTCTGCCGGTAATTTTCTAACTGATATGATGGAAGTTGCTGAATTAGATAGAAAGACTGTGCGTATTGAGAATATTGTACGCTGTAGACCACCTAATAATAGGGATCCGAAACCTACAGAAATTAGAGCTTGCCTTCCTTTCCTTGTAGAACAGATAAAAATTATTAAACCCACTGTAATTGTTACGCTTGGTTCTATTGCTTTTTCTGCATTAACAGGTCTATCAGGGATTATGAAGTGGTCTGGCAGGAAATTATATTCAAGGAAATATCAATGCTGGTTACTACCTGCTTTACATCCTAGTTATTTTATTCGTTCTGGTGGGGCCTTTACAGCGGAAGGTGAATTGAGGTACGAGGTAGAAAGGTTCATAAAGACAATTGAGCTTGCAAAGAAAATACAATACAAAGCTCAAAGAGCTTCAGTTATTGAAAAGCATTTTGTTACTTCTCAAGCAGAAGCAAACGAAGTATTTACAAACTGTTGTCAGTCTAAAGTATTTGCATTTGATTTTGAAACTCATTTAGATGGTTCCCCTAGGGGCATTGGCCTTTGTTGGGAACCTAACAAAGCTTATTATATCCCAGAACTATTCTTTCAGGATGATATATTATTTCATTTTTTCAAGGATGCAGAGAAAGCAACAAAAGTAGCACATCATATTGCATTTGATCGTCCGGTTGCTAGATCTGTAGGGGCGGAAGTAGGTGATAACGTATTTTGTACCATGCTCGCTCATCATCTTATAGACGAAAATATTTCTCATGGTCTAAAAGAGATCGAGTGGGAATATATTGATAAGGGTGGTAGAGCAGATTTTTTAAAACCACACTATGGAAAACCTTCTTGGGAATTAATTCCAGAAAAAATAATAGGTGATTATTGCTGTGAAGATGTAGAGAGCACTTTCCTATTATATTTCAAATTTAAAAAATTGATGATAGAGGAAGGTGTTGATTATGTTTTTGATAATATAACAATGCCTGCAACCAGGGTTGTAGAACATATTGAATACGTGGGTGCACCTGTTGATGAGATAGCGCTGGAAAAACTGCAAACTAAATGTGAAGAAAGAGAAGAGCTTTGTGAGACTAGAATCTGGACAATTGCTAAAAAAGAATTTAATATAAATTCAGGTAAACAGTTAGGTGATGTGTTATACCTTGATCTAAACCTTCCTAAAATTAAAAATAATATAGATGAAAAAAATTGGCAGACAGGAAAAGGGAATTGGAAAACAGATGAAGAGACCCTTAAGGCACTTCAGAAGTGGGATACTCATGGAATTATAGAGCAGCTTCTTGATATAAAGGCACAACGTAAATTAATTTCTACTTATATAAATGGTACTAAAAAACGGATGAGAGATGGAAGGTTGTACCATAGATTTTTACAACATGGAACTGTAACTGGCAGATTTGCAAGTGGTTTTCATACCTTCCCAAAAGACCCTGATGTGCGTGCAATTATTGGTGCGCCTTTAGGTAGAAGTTTAGTTGATCTTGACGGTGATCAAATGGAATTGAGAATAGGCGCATCTCTTTCAGGTGACAAAAAAATGATAGAAGTTTTCCAGCGTGGTGATGATATTCATGCCTGGGTTGCAAGTTTTTTGTTTAATTGCAAATTGGAAGATGTAACAGATAAACAAAGAGACATTGCAAAAGGATTTGATTTCGGTGTATTTTTTGGTAGGGGTATTAATTCAATCAGGGATGAATTTAAAGTTTCTGATGCACAGGCACATAAATGGTATGATATGTTTTTTGAATTGCTTTCAGGTTTGTTAGAATGGATAGAAAATCAAAAAATTTTTGTTAAGGAAAATAAATTTGTTGTAAATTCATTTGGTAGAAAACGTCGTTTATCGTTAATTGACCATGATGTAAGTGATTTCCAGGCAGAGGCAGAAAGACAGGCTGTTAATACACCAGTTCAGGGCACTGCTTCTGATTGTGTTATTATCGCTTTAAGACGAATTTATAATAGGATAGTAAGGGAACATCTAGATGCAGTTATTTTTGCAACTGTGCATGATTCTATTATGGTAGAATGTAATAATGATATAGCTGCATATGTCGGGCAGATGATGAAAGAAGAGTTTGAAAAACCTTATCCTTTTATAAAAGTTCCGATAGTTGCAAGTGTTAATATCGAAAAAAACTGGTATGAACATGCAAGAAATAAGTAACTTATTTGTAGTATACAACTGTATTATATATTGAGGTTAATAGATTGGATTTGATGGAATGGTTATTAAAACAACATGAGACAATAGTTCAAAGAACAAAAATTATACATGAAGAAGAAATTTATTTTTCAGAGTTAAATAGGAGAATGGCTGAATATGGTGGGGATTATTCCTGGGCAATATCTGAAAACATAATTGCAGAACATGCTTATCAAAGAAAAAAGTTATCTTTTGATAAATGGTATAATCCACTTTTTGTAAACTTAAAAAAAGAACTTCCTGCAGGTGCATCTGCAAAATCTGTTGAAGCTCTTATGTCAACAAAATACAAAGAAGAATGGGATCGATGGAAAGAAGAACTACTACAATTAGAATTACAACAGAAAACAAGAGAACACTTTTTAAAAGTATGGGGTTCCATGAAAGATATTTATGTCGAATTATCCAGGAATATGCGATCTGATTGGAAGTCTGCTGGTGGATTAAACATAAAATCTTTTGGTGAAGAGAATGTTATAAAGATAAAGAAGATTAGAAAACTAAAAAAACAGGAGGAAAAAGATGGATCTTGAAAAGATCAGAAAATTAAAAGAACAGAGGGAAGAAAAAGCAGTACAGGATTTTTCTTCAGAACTTAAGTATACCTTGAAGCCTGGCTTTAATGTACTTCGTCTTGTAGGTGATCCTGAAATCTGTTTACAGGCATGGATAAAACAGGCAGATGGTAAAAATCATCCGTATATTTTTGAAGCAGATGGGATAATGATGGAGCTTATTAATAGTATCCTTGATTATACCATGGAACAGAAATCCGATGGGAAATTTGCCAGGCGATATACGTATGAAGGAACGGATATATTTCAGATTATAAAAAGTCAGAGATGGATGCCACGGGAAGTATATTTGTTCAACTGTATTCCTAGAGAGCTGCAGAAAGATCCTTCAGCAAATCAGATGGTCCGTCTTGCTGAGGTAAAAAATCATACTCTATTACTGACTCAATCGAAGGCAGGTATAGGGATCGGCCCGATGCTCTTTGAATCTATTGCTGGAATTATTGATAACTTCGGTGATGCGGAAACATATGATATTGTAGTATCAAAAAGTGGATCAGGTTTCGATACTGTGTATGATGCACAAATGGCTGTTGCAAAAAATAACAATTATGGGGAACGTGTGGCGGCAGAAGGTGCTCTCTCTGCAAAAGAACTTGAATACGAAAAATACGATTTATCTCTTTTGATACAACCGACACCAATAAAATCTGTTTTAACTACTATGGGGGATTCTATTAAGCTTGCAGATTCTGTTTTGAGTTCAAATTTCTATCAGCGTCTTTCAGAAGCTGCAAAAAAAGAGGTTGCTCCAGAAGAAGTTTCCACAGTTGCAGAAGAAGTACCAAAACAATTTTCTCGGAGAAAGAAAGTGACTGAGGAAGTGGATCCGATAGCAGCCTCTTTCCCAAAGGGCGCTGTATTAGAACCGTGTGAGAAGTGCGGTAAGAAGTTTCCGGATAACGAATCTAAATGTCCATACTGTGGACAGGAGTATGATGTAGTTTAGGATGCTCTAGCTCCTGCTAAAGTAACGACGCCTACGTGCGCGGGTTTAAATATCGTCCAATTGCAGGTGCATTTTTAAAGAGGGGAATACTATGATAAATGATAAAACATATCCTTTATGGGATCAGTTTGTAGAAAAGAAAGAGGGGTGGATTGGAGGTCTATTAGAGGATAGTGGTGATTCAATGGATCGAGCTATGGGAATGAAAGACGCACGTACAGAAATTATTGATATACAATTAAATCCTAATGGAAAAGATTCAGCTTTTTTTGAAATAGTTGGTAAAAAGTTTTCATGTGGTTTTGATGTGCAGTGTGGAGGAGTTACAGCAGGTGAAGAAGATTGGATAACTTTTTCTGAATATGGCGATTATACATTTAGGGCTAAAAGAGCTGTGGAGACAGTATGGAAACAAAAGAATTAACTTTTGAATTTGGATATACTAAGGCAATACCTGTTCCTGGAAGTGACTACTCAAATTTTATAAAAGCATCTTATCGTAAGGTAGTTGAATTAGGGCCTTTTGAAAAAGAGGATGAAGCTAGAGAAAAATTAAGTGATGATGTAATCGATTTTGTTATCAAGAAAATAATTGAGGTGGAAGAAGCATGAAAGTTGGCGCTATTGCAGACCTGCATTTTGGAAAAAATGTTGATGGGAATACTAATTTTAACAGGAGTGAAGAAACTCTTATCCAGCTTGATAAAGCAGTTGACTATTTACAATCTGAAAGAGTAGATGCAATTGTTGTATTAGGAGATATTGCCCATACAAATCATCCATCTATAAAATCAAATATTTATATCCGAAAAGCTTTAAAACTTTTAGGTGATTTTGGACGACCTGTTCTTATTTTTCCAGGGAACCATGACTATACTCATGAAGGAAATCATATTCTACAACCTTTTATGTCAAAAGATCAATCAAGAATTGATATTGTAGATAAACCTTGTCTATGGAATGGAATGTGTGTTATGCCACATATGCCTAGAAAATTATTTGCTGATATAAAAAGTAAAGAAGATTATGATTTGCAAATAAAACAAATGTACAAAGGTGTGTTAAAAAAATATCCTTCAAATATATTATTAACCCATGCACAAATTCAAGGTTGCGTCGTTAACAGTGATTATATGTTTGAAAGTGGTGTATTAGAATTTCCACAATTGGATAATAAACAATTAAAATTAGTTGTAGCTGGGGATATTCATAAAGCGCAAATGTTTGATCTTGGTGGTGTATCTGTTGTATATCCTGGTAGTTTAATCCAAACTGATTACGGTGAGAAAGATGATGTTAAAGGGGTTGCACTGTTTGATACAAGTACTTTAGAGAATACCTTGCAAGAAATACCTGGATATAAAAAATATTATCATCTTGAATTGAACAGTTTGAAAGATGTTGATGTTATTAAAAAATCTATATGGGGCAATATTCTTGATATAGAAATTAAAGATTGTGGTGAAAGGGATTTAATTGAACAAAGAGTAAATGAATTAAGCGCCCTGTCAATTCGTGATATAAGAATCCAGAGAGAAGAGGACAATATAAAAAATGAAGGATTTGAGATTGCCGGAAAGCCTCACGAAGAACAGTTTTTGGAATATTTAAATTCACTTGATTTTACGGAAGCGCAAAAAGACAAATTACTTTTTGCAGCTAAAAATATTATGGGGGAAATTAGAGGATGATTGTCAATAAAATATTTGTAGAAAATTATGGTTCCATCAAATCTGCTACTTTCCATCCACAAAAAGGATTGATTGGTATCTTTGGTGAGAGTAGTGATAACGCTGAAAAATCAAATGGGGCAGGTAAAAGTACTTTAGTTGAAGCAATATTATTTGGTTTATTTGGTAGATCTCAAAAAGGCACTATTTCAGAATTAAAAGCAGATTTTTCTACAACCCCTCTTATTGTAGATATAGAATTTTATCTTTTAAATAGACAATTTAGAATCAGGCGCACATGGGACAAAAAAGCAGGTGGGTTTTTACAGTTGTGGGAAGATGATAAAGAGTTTGCCGGGGCTATTAAAGAAGTACAAGAAAAAATAAATAAATTATTAGGTGTGTCTTATCCAGTTCTTACAGCAATATCTTTTTTCCTTCAAGGTGATAACGATTCTTTCTCGGGTGCAGCCTCATCTGAACGTTTATCTTATATGAGAGAAATCCTATCTCTAACTTTCTGGGATAATTGTTATGATGTTGTTCTTAAAAAGAAAACTTCTGCAAACCTTCTTCAGATCACAGCAGTAGTGGATTCTACAAAACAGATTTTATCAGTAAAGAGAGCGTCTTTTTCTTTAGATGATCTTGAAACATCACAAAAGACTGTAAGAAATATAAAAAATACTCAGATACAACTCAAAGAGAGACAGGAAAATTTACGAAGAGAAAGAGAAGTTGCATCTGAAAACCTTGTTCAGAAAACCTTTTTGAAGGAAAAACTGGACACTCTTATTGATAGTCTTGATTCTTTGATTTTCCTTGAAAGAGATTTTGAGAACAAACTACCTGTTGAATCTTCTGTTAAAGCCTATCGATCTGTAGAAAGTTTTATCCAGAAAAATAGAAAAGAGATAGATAAACAAAATTTATATTTAGGAGAAATAACTTCAGATATAAAAAGAGAAAATAGTTTCTTATCTATGTCACCAGAGGCAGGTGTTATCTGCCCAACTTGCAGGCAAGAAGTTAAAGCCTCTGATATAGAAATACATATAAAAGAAGCTGAAAAAAAGGTAGTTGATTTAACAAAAGAAGCAGGGCAGATTAAAAAATATGTTGAGGGCTTATCATATGATATAGGCACGTATGAGAATTTTATTTTTCTAAATAAAAAATCTGTTGAATATCTAACAAGTAGATTGTCTTATATGAAAGAGATGGAAGAGTTAGAACTAACAAAAGAAAAAATTGTTACTACAGAGTTATTAATAGAAGATATAAATTCACAATTGGAAGGTATTGAAGACAGCTCTCAGCTTATAGAAAGTCTTGATTCACAACTTTTAGAGTTAGAACAGGATATGGGTAAAAATGAAGTTTCTCTTAGAGGAATATCTGATAAGGTAGTAGAACTAAAATTAATAGAAAAACAGATAGATGAATTAGATATAGAGTTGTCAAAAAAAGAAGATGAGCTTAAAACAACAACAGAACAGGTTTCTACTTTAGAATTATTACAGAGGCTATTTGGAAAGACAGGTGTATCTTTTTATATTGTCAAGAAAGTAGTGAAGTCTTTCTTAGAAAAGAACTGTAATCAAATATTAGAAAAGCTTTCTCCATATAGAGTAGAGTTTAATTTAAAAACTTCTACAGATAAAAATACTTTGGATATTCTTATTCGTAGAAATGATGGTATGCGGAAGTATGAAACCTTTTCTGGTGGTGAAAAAGAATTATTGAATTTTGCAATTAGAATGTCATTAAGTCAGCTATTAAAGAAAAGAGGGACTGGTGCAGCAATTAAGTTTGTGGTACTTGACGAAATCTTTGGTTATCTTGATAATTACAATAAGGGTGTTTTAGAGAATGTATTAATGATGTTACGAAAAGAGTTTAGTCAACTTTTTGTTATATCGCATATTCCACTTGATTTATCTTTTGATCAAACAGTTACTATTAAAAAAGTTGGCTCATATAGTATTATAGAATAGGGGGTTAGAATGTTTGTAGGAGATCTTTTTACTGGGGTCCGCTTTGGCGGTAAGCACCACGGTATGTTGGGCGTGTTTGTATTGCTATCTTCACTCGCTGAAGATACTATATCTCCAATAAAGTTAGTTAATCGTGTCAGTAAGTTAGTAATACCAAAGCATCGAAGAGTCTTTGTTGTAGGTAATGTGTCTGCTCAAAGTTCTCATGAGCTTGCTCTGTTTATAGGAGATCTATTAGATACAAAATGTGAGGTGATAGTTGAGTTGAATGAAAGAGAATCTCTGGGAGGGGTTCATAAAATGCCTTCCTGGGTTATTGTAAAAACAAATGGTGGTATGTGGATTTCTGAAAGGGTAGATGAACTAATATGGGTAGTTGATAATATGTCACTTTTAACACAACCAACAGATATTCGACCAGCTTTAAAAATACCTGTGAGTGTGGTACCTATGAAGACAAAGGATATTCCAGAGTGTTTTAATATCGTAGAAAGCAGGCCAGGTTGGAAAATGTTTTCTGAAAAAACATCTGTATTGAGAAGACGATAAAATGATATCTAAAGACCTGCAAAAAATACTTACTAAAAAGTTTGGTACTGGTGTTATTGCAAAAGCTTCAGATGCAAAGGCATTGATTTATAAACGTATCCCAACAGGGTCAATGCAATTAGATGCAGCTTTGGGGGGTGGTATTCCATTAGGTAGGATTATAGAATTTGCAGGCCCGGAAACTCATGGTAAAACAACTGTTCTGTTAAAAATTATAGCAGAAAATCAACAAAAGGGTGCAACCTGCGCTTTTATTGATACAGAAGGATCGTTTGATTCTACCTTTGCAAAAAAGTTAGGTGTCAATTTAAAAACTTTAGAATTTAATGCCCCTGTTTCCCAGGAAGCAATGATCGATCTGGTAGAAATATTTGTTGCTTCTAGGGAAGTAACTGTAATAGGAATTGATTCTATAACAGGCCCTGTCCCTACCCATATACAGGGTAGAAGCGCTGCTGATCCTACAATGGGTGTTGAGGCAAAACTAAATAATTTGTTTTGTAGGAAAGTTGTAACTGCTATGGCCCCTGGTGATTTAACAAAAAAAGAAAACCAACCCTGGTGTGCAGTTATTTATACTAATCAATTACGTGATACAATAGGGAAGCTGCACGGTATCCCAACAGGTGGTGGTGGTTGGGGGTTAAAGTTTTTTAAATCCATCGGTGTAGAATTCAGAAGATTAAATTGGTTAGGTAAAGATGGGGAATCAATTATAGCTACAAAGGCTGATAAGTGGGGGCAGACGATTTCTTTTGTAGTGAAGAAAAATAAAACTGCTATCCCTCATAGTGTAGGTGAGATAGATTTTTATTTTAAAGATACTGCTATTATAAAAGCTGGTGAATATGATCTTTTAAAAGAAGCTATTATAACAGCAACTAAAAATAATATAATTAGACAAAGTGGCGCTTATTTTTATATAGGCGAAAATAGTTTTCAAGGGATGGATAATTTTGTTTCCGCTATAAGAACAGATCGAGGGATAGTTACTTATCTTGAAAAACAATTTGTTGATGAGAAGAAGTTCTGGTATTTTAAACAGGATATAAAAAGATTACCACGGGGATTAGTTGATGAACAAACTACCATCATGGGTAGAGAAAGAAAACCACAAAAGGGAAAGTCAAAAGCAGGAAAAAAGGATAGCTAAAGAGTTTGATGGACATGCTCAGCCTGCTTCAGGTGCAACCCCTCTTTTTAAAGGTGATGTCAGGAACAAAAATTATCTTATCGAGTGTAAACGGACAGGCCATGCCTCTTATACAATATTCTTAAAAGATTTAAAAAAGATAGAACGTTTTGCAAAAGACAAAACAAAATTGCCGATGATGATTATTGAGTTTGTTGGGAATAAAGAATATGTTATATTAAGGAAGGAAGATTTTTTGAATGTATGATATTTGTGTAATAGATGCAAAAAACTTTGTCTATAGAATGGATTGGGCTTATAGAGTTCTCAAAGATTCTAAAGATAGATCTACCAGTGTTTTGTATGGAACCATAAAAGGTCTTTTAAACTTAAAAAAATATTATCCTATAAAACGATTTATGTTTTTATGGGATTCCTTTAACAGTTGGCGTGTTAATATCTATCCGGAATATAAAGCAGGTAGAAAAAAAGACTATCAGAATACGTTTACTGATCAAATAGATATTCTAAGAAAAGATATACTTCCATATATTGGTATAGATCAATTAGAGGCGAATGGTTATGAAGCTGATGACTTAGCTGCATGGATAGTAAAAAATTGTTGTGGTGATATATTATTAGTTTCTAATGATCATGATTGGAAACAACTTTTATGGAATGATTACATTTGGTTATTTGTACCTATTAAAAAAACTGTTCTAGGTAAACATTTAGTTTTAAAAGAAGAGGGTTTGACGCCACAACAGCTTCCTTATTATTGGAGTATAATTGGTGATACTTCAGATAATATAAAAGGTATTTATAGATTCCCAAAAAAAGAAGCTAAGTTATTAGTTTTAAAAACAGATTGTTTTATTAACTTTTCGCCTATTCAATCTAAATGGGAAAAGGTGCTAATAGAAAATATTGATATTGTAGAACGCAATTTAAAATTAATTCAATTGAATGGTAAAATAACTAATATTGCATGGACTAGATCTCTTAAAGATAAAAAGGTTTTTCAAGAAATTTGTAATGAATATGGTATTGTATCCCTGGTTGTAAAATTTGGGTTTTTATAATGCTGTGGTTTATTATAACTTTACCAGCAAAACTTGCAGAATACCATCTTGAAAAAGCAATTAGACGGGGGTTATTGAACAGTCATTTTATTAGAAAAGATATAATTATCTATATTCCAGTACTTACACAGATAACAAATGGACATACAACCAGCATATCTTTATATGAAGGTTATGCGTTTTTAGGTCTGCCTGATAAAGAAGACGTCTTTCAATTTTTTGAAGGTTTTGAAGACAGATATAACTTTTTGACGGTGCTACGAAAGGTTGTTACTGAAAAAAATCATGTTGGGAAATCTGTTGATAATAAAATACCTGCAATAATCTCTCGAAGTATTATAACTGATGCAAAGCGCAGATGTAGTACATCACGAAGGGAATCAGATAAATCTTATCGATTTAAAATTAAGGATAGAGTCCATATTACAAAAGGTGTGTTTGAAGGATTTGAAGGAACTATAAAACAAATAAGTTCTTTAGGGACAGAAGTGTTTGTCGATATTTTCTTTTTAGGTGCGACTACATCAATTCGTACGGATAAAGAAGATCTTGAAAAAATATAGGAGCCGTTTATGTCATCAAAGAAACTTAGTAAAACAGCAGAAGTAATTTTAAAAGAAAGATATTATAATCCAGGAGAGGATTGGCAGAGGTTATGCAGGCGAGTTGCAAAGTATATAGATATAGATGGAAAATATGAAGATCAGTTTTTTGAGATGATGTATGAATTGGATTTTTTACCTAATTCACCGACATTGATGAATGCAGGAACTGAGTTGAAGAATCTGAGCGCATGTTTTATATTACCTATTCCAGATTATATGGATGGTATTTTTAATACTCTTAAAGTCGCTGCTTTGATTCAAGCATCTGGCGGAGGAACTGGATTTGATTTAAGTGACTTGCGACCGAAAGGATCTCGAGTTAGTAGTACAGGTGGGGTTACTTCTGGTCCCATTAGTTTTTTAAGAGTTTATGATTCTGCATCAAATGTGATTAAACAAGGAGGAAAACGGCGTGCCGCGAATATGGCTATTATGAGATGTGATCACTTAGATATAAAGGAATTTATACGATGTAAAGCTGCGGAAGATAAAATTACGAATTTCAACGTTTCTGTGGCTGCTACAGATGATTTTATGAGAGCATGTGAAGAGGATACAGATTGGAAGCTTGATTTTAACACTCATAATTTAGAGCCTATTACTCTTCCTGCAAATGAATTAATGGATATGATTATCAATGGTGCGTGGAAGAATGGAGAACCTGGATTGTTTTTTATCGATACTGCTAATCGTTTATCTTCTATCGATGAGCGTATTGTTGCTACAAATCCGTGTATTGCTGGAGAGAGTCGTGTTGAGATTGTAGGAGATCGATTAAAATATCCGGAAGGTGTTCCGATCAAGAGTCTTGTAGGAAAGTCCGGTTTTTACGTACACAGCTATTGCAATAAAAGAAAGCGACTTGTATTAGGAAAGGTATCTCGCGTATGGAAGACCGGCAGAAAAAAAGTCTATAGAGTCACATATCAGTGGAAGGGTGGTAAGGGAAGAAAGGTACTAAAGGTAGGTTCTATTTGTGTTACAGCAGATCATGAATTTATGATGAGAGGTGGTCGTTCGAATGCTCACTCTCGGTTTATCGACGGAGAGTATGTTGCTGCTAAAGACTTAAGAGCGGGAGATGCTTTGATGCCATTAAACCATAAAGTTGTGTCTGTAGAGGAAGTCGGCTATAGAGATGTGTATGATATGGAAGTTGAAAAATATCATAATTTTGCTGTTGAAGGTATAATAGTTCACAATTGTGGGGAAATTCCACTCCCACCGTATGGAAGTTGCAATCTAGGTTCAATTAATCTTTCTCAGTGTGTTGATGATGAGAGTGTAGCCTGGGATAAATTGAGCCAATTAATACATCTTGGAATTCGATTTTTAGATGATGTAGTTGAGCGGAATGAATATATAATTCCGGAAATTGGCGATTCTGCAAAAAAATATCGTTCTCTCGGTTTAGGTATAATGGGTTGGGCAGATATGCTTTTAAAGATGCAGATTAGATATGGTAGTGATAAGAGTTTAGATCTTGCTCGACGGATTGGTTCCTTTGTGAAAAAGGAGGCTAAAAAGGAGAGCTGGCGACTCTGTAAAAAAAGAGGAGAGAACAGCGAAGGTAAAGATCGGAGAAATGCAATGCTAACATCTATAGCTCCTACCGGAACGATTTCTATGTTAGCTGGATGTAGTTCTGGAATTGAACCGAACTTTGCATGGACGTGGCAATCAAATAGAATGGATAGAGTATTTGAACATTTTCATCCTTTAGCACAAAAATATTTAAAACAAGGAAAAGAGCTGCCGGATTATTTTGTAACTGCATTTGACGTATCTCCGAGCGATCACGTTCGAATGCAGGCTGTGTGGCAGGAAAACATTGATCATTCTATTTCGAAGACGATTAACTTGCCTAATGATGCTACGAGAGGAGATATTAGAAATGTATTCTTTCAGGCGTGGAAACTTGGTTGCAAAGGAATTACTGTTTATAGAGATGGTAGTAGGAGAGAGCAAGTTTTGGTTTCAAAAACAAAGACGGATATTGTCGGAGTTGAGAAAGTGGCTCCAATAAAGAGACCAGAGAAACTGTATGGAACTACAATAAAACAGCAGACGAAAAGCGGTACTGTGTATACGACAGTGAATTTTATAAGTGACGCTCCGGTGGAAGTGTTTCTCAATACAGAGACTCGTCCGACAATTGATGGTTTAGGAAGATTGATTTCTCTTTCGTTGAGAAGCAATATCTCTGCGGAGGAAGTTATTGAGCAATTAAAGCAGAGTGGTGGAGTTGTTGAAGTTGCTGTTGCAAATGCAATTGATACATCTATTACAATAGAGAAGGATGAGCCGTGTCCGAATTGTGGTGTTAATTTAGTTCGCCGTAACGGTTGTAGAGAGTGTCTTTCGTGCGGATGGTCTGCATGTACAATATCATAGTCGGTTTAGATTTATCTCTTACTCATACTGGTGTAGGTATTATCTTTAATGGTAAGAGGGGTTATTTTAGTCTTATCCCAAAAAAGCTTTCTGCTGTTAAAAGATTAGCTTGGATTGAGACTCAACTAAAGTTGTTTATTGATTCTACATCGATTTGTTGTGCTGTGATTGAGGGTTATAGTTTTGGTAGTGTGGGAAGAGCTATTTTTAATATTGGTGAGTTAGGTGGTGTTGTTCAGTTATTATTATATAAACATAATATCCGTACTATAATTATTCCCCCAGCAATTGTTAAAAAGTTTTGTTGTGGGAAAGGCAACGCTTCTAAAGATATTATGATAGAAGCTTATAACTTATCCCACAATACAAATTTTACGTTAAAAGATAATAACGAAGTGGACGCTCTTTTATTAGCAGAAATACTGTATTCTTATTTCTATAGATATAATGTATTCTTATTTAACTATCAGGAAGATATTATAAATTCTTTGGGGAAAACATGCGAGGTATTATATTAGTAGATGATATTGATAAGCTTGCATACAAGCCTGCTTTTCCACATCAACTCGCAAAAGATCGTTGTCGAGAGGATAGACGTAAAAGATTGATGCTGAAAAAAATAAATGTGATTGCCGGCAAGTTCCTTCTTTTTCGAGAAAGAGAGATGTTAGAGATCTATATGTATCACAATCATCGAGTAAGAGATCTTAGGCCGTTTGTCCATTCGAAAACCCGATATTTAGTTTTATCGAAGATGCATCATATACTATATCTGCTTCAGCAATATCTTAAGTTTTTTTTCGAATACGATTATAAAGAAATCGATCAAGTTGCGAGAGAAGTATTGCTTCCAAAACAGTATATCTTTCTTTGTGATTATTTACGTTTGCATTCTTATCGTAGATGTAGTTTGTTGTATAGTATTTCTATTCAAGCGGTTTATTGTCGATTGCGGTATATTAAAGATCGGTTGCAAGGAAAATTATTTGTGGATAAAAAAGATATTGAGTTAAAAAAGGTTCGTAAAAATATAGAACGGGCAAGATATGTCCTGGAAGTAACAAAGCCTTTGGTAGAATTAATTACAACCTTACAAAGATATAGAGCAAAATTATGACCATTGTATTTGATTGGAGTGTGTTGTGTATTCCTTCAAAGAAAACACGCTTCGGGTATCCTAGAAGATTCTCACGCAGCCTTGTAAAGTGGTTGATAAGACATGGTTGGAGAGTTTGTGTTATAAGCCCATTCTGGTTAGAAAGATTTCCTACAATGGAATTAGCAAGGCATTTTTTACGATTGAAATTTCCTTTTGTTGAAATAGTTCGTTTTAAATCACGTCCTGAATTTTCTATAATTGTTTCTTTTGATCAATTTATACAGAAAAAAAGATTTTTCTTTCTAAGATTATTTTTAAATTTACGTAAACTAACTAAGAGAAAACATCGTATTACTGTATGGAAGAAAAGATGAAAAAAGAAAATGAAGTTGAGAAAGAAACTTATGCTCCATTTTGGGCTTTTGGTCATAAATTTATTGGGTATTATTATCAAACAAAAGAAGGAAAACAATTTACTTGTATTGCTGCGGATATAACTATAGCAAGATGGAAAAGAGATAAATGGTTAAAAAAATGATTTGTGAAAGTTATGAACCATATACTGGTTTTTATGATTTACGTACATTCATATTGCCTAAAAGAGTGTTTATAAAATTATGGATAGGACAGGATATGCTGGCGCATATGCGGGATAGGGCTGAATACTATAAACGTTGGCATCCTAGCCAATGGCAAAAGGCAAAAGAAATGTGTGGTCAATATCAACAAATATTATTTCAATATAGGAGAAAGGAAAAATGAGTAGAATAGAAAAGGATATGTGTGATAGTTGTGGTAGAATAACATCAGATAGATATGCTGAGACAGGATGGATACACTTTGCTGTTAATGGTGGGCTTACTATTACAGTATCGGAAGGGCGTGATAAAAAAGATCAAGCAATAACTATTTTTCATAAATTAAGTGATGATCTTGATTTCTGTTCTTTAGCATGTTTTAGTGAATGGATTAAAGAGGAGAAAAGCTAATGCGTTTAACAGGTTTTTATTTAACAGATGAACAAATAAAAGAACGTGTAGAATGTTTTCGATATATTAGGGATGAAAAGAAGAATCCTATCGGGATTGTCGTTTTAGACAAACATGGTAGAATAGGCTGGAGTCTATACAACGATGTAGCGGAGAGAAGAGCTGCTGAGGAGAATGGATGTATACAGGAGATGGCTACTACAGATAAAGGATTGTTGATTGCTTTAAATAGAGCATCGGATGTTGCTGATCCAGAAACTGATATTCGTACCAGAATTGCGCAGGCTCATGAATATCGTATTGTAACAAGGTTGCTTGCAACACATATAGTTATCAAGGAAATGATTAAGCTAAGATATATCTGGAAAAGTGTTCCGAAGGAGTAAAAATATGGATACAGATAATAGATTGTGTATTAATTGTAGATATGTAAAAAGACTAGATAGTGTTGTTGGTAGATGTTTGGCAGTGAAAGGACGTGTATTTGCGTTTTGTAAACTCAAAGAACCGGGTCATGTTTGTGAAGATTTTAAATTGGCTAAAGAAGTAAAAACATGATCGAATTAATTTTATTGGTTGTGGGATGGGTTGCAATTATCTGGATGATAATAGGGATAGTTAAGATTTTTATAAATAGGAAACAAGGAGGCAAAATGCCATGACAGAAGAGACAAGAGTTCGTTTGGGAGCGAAACAAAGTGCAAAAGGCGGGATTCAGCTTGACATTACCGCAGAAGCTTCTACAGTAGAAAAGGCTGGGGAATTACTTGGTGAAGCGTTGGATACGTTAAAAGTGAAACTCCAGGAAAAAGGCTTTGAGTTAGTCAAAGCAGGGTAAAATTATATAAGGGGGTGGATGATCTTATAATTATTTATCCCCTTGCCCTAAATATATAAGGAGAAAATAAAAGTGGCAGGGTATGAAGATATTACAACAGAAAAAATTGATGCAAGTAAGATTACTGCTGAGAGATATGATCCTAAAACTTTTGAGCAATTGGATACTACTTATATAGGTCCGAAAAGAGATAAAGAATTACATAGAAAAATCTTAGAAGCGGAATTTCTTAAAGAGAAGATAAAGAAAAAAGTAGTCAAAGAAAAAAACTGGCTATGGAAGATATTAAACCAATCTACGGAAAAGTAGTAAATTACGTGGGGAGGGCAAAATGAAAATAGATTTTGTTATAATAGTTATTTCTATATTAGTTTTATTTGGAATAGGTGTGAGGATGCAGAGTGAGGCTGAGATACAGGATATTTATAAATCGAGTCAACATACTATAACTATGCAACAAATTGAGATCACTGCTCTTACTAGATCAATTAAATATTTGGAGACTAAAAGGAAAATTGTATATCCATATCTTTGCCCGATTCATGTAGATGATTATAAACGGTTATCTTCTCCTTTTGGATTGCGAAAAGTACCATCTGGAATATATACAGGTGGTTCATTGACACGGGAACATTTGGGAATTGATTTGGTGGGTACTAAATGGGCACGTGTTGTGCCTGTAGCTGCTGGAAAAGTACTTGAAAAATGGTATGTACCAGATGGTAAGCAGCGGGTAGGACATCCGTTGATGGGGGGATATGTTAAAATCAAACATAATGATGGATATATTTCAGGTTATGGGCATCTTTCGGCTATCTACGTTAAGGAAGGTGATACTATAAAGATTGGTGACATATTGGGTCGTGTAGGTTCCACGGGGGACAGTACTGGTCCGCACCTACATTTTAGTTTACAAGATCAAACAGGTAAATATCTTCAACCATTAAATTATATCGACATAGAGGATTAGGAAAAATAAATGATTTCATATAAATTATGCAAAACGTAGAAAAATACGCTGGTTATGTGTCAAGTGTCATGGTAAGTTAAGGAAGAAAAAATAATATTAGAAGGGTGGTTATATGAGTAAAACTGGAACTGTTAGAAGACTACCTTCAAGAAAACCAGTAGGGACTTTTATTAAAATTGCTAATAGAGACCCAGAAGGTTCCCGAAAAGAGAGACGGAAGAAGTTTAAGAACTTCAAAAAAACTTATAAGTCCCCCTGGGGTTATAAGGGAATAACTAAAAGTATTATCTACTGGTATAAACGTATTAAAAAGAGACGTGTTCGTAGAAAACTGGCTTTAAAAAGTCAAAGGGAAAATAGGAAATGATGGAATCCTTTATTGTTTATTATCATTATGTAGTTAACAACAAAACAATTCTTGCTCATAGTGTAATAAAGGTTAATTCTATTGATGAAATAAGGGATATTATGAAAAGAAGGATGCTCAAAAATAAACTTCAGGGATTAGAAATTGATTCAATTATAACTAAAGAAAAAGAAACAGCTATGAATAGAGGAAGATTAAATACGTTATAAGAGGGTATGATAATTGAATACAAAAGAACTTAAATTCAGGATTACATATCAACATGAAGATACAGGACGATTTGTACAAAGAATTATAGAGCTGGGTGAGGCCTTTCCATATTTAGCAGAAAAGTGGTTTATAGTTGGAAAGGATCAATATATTGGCCTTAAGGATAAATCAGGTAATAAAATATATGATGGGGATATTGTTTATATATATGGAAGCGAATTTAATGATATACCTATGAGCAAAAGAACAAAGCAAAAAGTTGTTTGGGCTGAACCATGTTATGCTTTTGTGAATATGGATGTAGATATAAATACTACCTGTTGTATTTCAACTTATATTACTGGTAGGGATATGGAAATCATTGGTAGTATTTATGAAAATCCAGAATTGTTTGATTGAATAAGGATAATAAGATGAAAGCAGGTTTAAAAAAACCTTACTGGTGTGGAATCTGTGGTCAAGAATTAGATAAAGAGGATATAGAAGATGGATTAAAGGTGGGTGAGTTTATCGCAATTTTTTGTAGTAACTGTGATCAATATATTATTATAGATGTAAAAGATGATAAGAAAATATAAGTATATTCATTTTATAAAAATAAAAGAGAGGCTTAAGAGGTCAGTTTGGATATGTTTAATTAATGACAATGGCCCTGAGATAGGTATTATAAAGTGGTATCCACAGTGGAAAAAGTATTGTTATTTTCCGCATTGTATGGCTGTTTACAGTATTATCTGTCTTAAAGATATTGCTGATTTTATAGATTGGTTGGGAAAATATAGGGGTAAAAAAGAATGTTAGCGATAATGATACTATCTCTTATAATAGGTTGGTGGTTAGGTTTTTTCACCTGCGCACTTTTTAAAGTGGATGGACAGGCACCAAGACCTTTAAAAGATAAACAGAAAAATAATTATAATAGGGGATAAAGAGCATGTGTAGAAAATGGCTAGTTCACGCAGTAGCTGAATGTAGAGATTGTGATTTCAGAGAAGAAGATTACAAGAAGGCGCAGAAAACCGGTAGAAGTCATTATATAAAAACTGGTCATATGGTTACAATAGAAACTGGATATTGTCAGATTTATGGTGATAGGGGGCAAGGGAAATGACTACTAAACAGTTAATTAAAATATTAAAAAAAGTACCAGCAAATACACGAGTATATATTATAGGTAAAAGAGAAGATATTTATGATGAGACTGTCGATAATGTTTTGATTCAATTTGAAAAAAGAACTGGAGAAACAACAGTATATCTTGATAGTGATTATATAAATTGCGGAGATTAAAATGAGTAGAAAACTATTATTTTCTGTAACTAAGAAAGACTTAAAGATAACTTGGTTCTCCGGTAAAGGTGGTGGAGGACAGTATAGGAATAAGCACCAAAACTGTTGTAGAATTCAGCATGAAGATAGTGGAGTAACTGTAACCGGTCAAGATGAAAGGAGTCAGAAGCAGAATTTGAAGAATGCTTTTTTGAGACTGACAAAACATCCTGATTTTAAGAAGTGGTTGAGAATAAAGGCGTCGGAAATGACGTTGGATAAGATTGAGTTTGAAAGGGAAGTGCAAAGGGCTGTAGATGAAATGATGAAATCAGAAAATCTAAAGATAGAGTATTTTTAAGGAGGAATAGTATGTTAGAATGGACAGAAGAAAAACCGCAGAATGAAGGTAGATATCTTTTCAAATCTTGGAAAGAGTGGAGGGTGTGTGTAGTAGAAGTTCATTACGGAAAGTGGCAGAGCGCTCAAAATCCTGATTGGCTTTATGCTACTACCGATCCTATAGATAGTATGAAAGGTCAGTGGTACGGACCTATTCCGGAGCCGTTGAAATGATTCCTAATATGGTTCATCCTCTAAGTAAGCATTGGGATCAGCCTAGTAGAAAAGATATTGCAATAGACGATATGTATGCACTTATGGGCAGGGAATCTTTTCAACAATTAAAAAGATATTCTACGTCAATCCCTACTGGAATTTATGAAGGTAAGATGTGGAAAGCAAGAATTGGAGGCAAATGGTTTTTGAGATGGTTTGGAATTGAAAATAAAGAGGGGTTATTGCCACTTCTGATTAGAGAGATAATTGTAGTGTAGAGCGAAGGAGCGCGAAAAATGAGTGATAGTATGAGTGAAGAAATTAAAATCTTCGATCAACTAAAGAATTTGGCTGATGGTATTATTGATAATATTAGTAATATATCAGATGAAGAGATCATCGAAGAAGTAAGAGAAGAGCATAATGATCCCGAATTCGAAGCTAATATCATGCGAGATATCATTAAAGAAGTAAAAGGTAAGATGGAGAGAGGGGATGAGTGAAATACAATTAATAAATAAACTAGATGTGCCTCTCTATATAGATGTAATATGTTATGGTTGTAAAAGACGTGTAGCATTATCAAATACACATGAATTTAAATTGATACTATTATAGTGGCAGTTAGGAACTGGAGTATTGCTAGACGTTTAGAAATATTAGAACACAAAACAGGTATATCAAGGAGAAAACTGAAAAAGTTTGTATGGTAAGGATTTTTACTGATTGAGGAAGAGTGTGTAAAAATAAATCAATTTAAAACATAACTTGGTTGGAAATAATGAGAAGGATAAAATTAGATTATAGGGATAAAATACTTTGTGGTGATACATTGGAGGTTTTAAAAAGTATGGAGGCTGGTATTGTAGATATGTGTATAACATCCCCGCCATACTGGGGCTTAAGAGATTACGGCACGGCACAATGGGAAGGTGGGGATAATGGATGTGATCATATAAAAGAATATGCTAGAGCAAACGAATCATTGAAAAATAGTACCCTAGGGCCTTTAAAAAAAGGGCTAGGGGCTAACAATGCGGCTCATATTGCACAAGAAAAACAATATGGAAAAACTTGCCTTAAATGCGGCGCTATCCGAATAGATAAGCAACTCGGCCTTGAACCGACCATCGATGAATATATCAGCAACATGACGGCAGTATTCGAGGAAGTGAAAAGGGTGCTGAAGGATACGGGAGTACTTTTTTTAAATATGGGGGATGCTTATGCGAGTGCCAATAGTTGTCGTATCATTGATGGTAATGGGCGAGCAGGTTTATCATATAATAGCACACCACCCCATAAACGTTCTAATAGATTAGCGAGTAATATTAAAGAAAAAGACCTGATCGGCCAACCCTGGCGCCTTGCTTTCGCTCTCCAGGCCGACGGATGGTATCTTCGCAGCGATATTATCTGGCATAAGCCCAATCCCATGCCTGAGAGCGTAACTGATAGACCAACCAAGAGTCATGAGTATCTATTCCTGCTCACTAAGAAAAGCAAGTATTTTTATGATGCGGATGCGGTGAGGGAAGAGCATAAGGAAATCAGCATAAAGAGAAGTCATAGAAAATGGGATGGTAATAGGGATATAGGGTCCATTAAGCCTTCTTGGTCAACCTTGAAGGCAGAGAATATGTGTCATCCCGCTGGCCGCAACAAGCGCACTGTCTGGACTATAGCAACACAAGCATATTCTGGAGCCCACTTCGCAACTTTTCCCGAAAAACTTGTAGAACCATGTATCCGTGCTGGAACCAGTGAGAAGGGTAACTGTGCTGAATGCGGCAAGCCGTGGGTGCGGATGGTGGAGAAAACAGATCCTCCCCGGCGTGATGTGAATAGTACATATCCCGGCAGGCAAACCCTTGCGACTCAAAAATATAAACATGATGAATCGGGTCCCGTAAAGCATACCATCGGCTGGAAACCTTCCTGCTCCTGCGGTGCGGATACCGTGCGGCCTATTGTACTTGACCCATTCATGGGCAGCGGGACCGTCGGCCTAGTAGCGAAAAAGCTGAATCGGGATTATGTTGGCATAGAATTAAATCCAGAATATATTAAAATGGCGGAAAAACGGATCCGGGGGCAGATGGGATTATTTGTAAAAAATAATGAGCCTTCAGTTAAGATAAAAAAGAAAAGAAGAATAAGAATGAGTATAGGAATATGATCAATTCCTTTATATTCCCTATGTTTTTATGTTATTATGAAGTTTAGAAAATATATTTTTAAAAGAGAGTATTATGAAACTTGGAAAAATAGTAGAAGGATTGAGGGATAAAAGTTTCCCTTTTTCAGTACGTATTGCTTGTGAAGGTAAAGAGTATATAGAACTAGATGTTTTTAAAGAGTTTCAAGGGAAACTCAAGACACGTACAGAGACAGATATTATAAAAATATTAAAATCTATTCGTGGGCCGTCTTCTAGCATTACAATTATATAAGAAGATAGGTGGAAAAATACCTAAATTACCTGCTTGTCGAATAGAGGCTAGAAATGAAGCGGATGCAAAACAAAAATTATTACGGCTTAATAGTAGATATGGTATAATTGATTTTGATGGTATGAGTGAGTTTGTTAATGATATGGAAATTAATATTGATGATTTAGCGTTACCTGATATTAATATAGATGATTTAAAAGTATTATTAACTGGTGAAGAAGGTACAAAAGCTGATGATGAGCTGCCTGAAGATATCCTTGTAATATCTAAGTTAGGTGATTTATGGGAATTAAATAATCATAGGATACTATGTGGGGATAGTACGGACGCTGAACAGGTTGGAAAACTGATGGCTGGAGAGAAGGCGGACATGGTGTTCACCGATCCGCCTTATGGGATGTTTTTAGATGCTGATTATTCGAGCATGGAAGGGATAGGGAAAGGGAATAAATACAGCAATGTTAAAGGAGACCATAAAGATTTTAACCCTGAATTAATCAACTCAATTTTTATAAACTTTTCGTATTGCAGAGAAATATTTTTATGGGGAGCCGATTATTATGCCGAATTGATCCCGAAAAGAAATAAAGGTTGTTTTATCGTATGGGATAAAATGAAAGGCGGAGAAGGTGCCAATGATAAATATGATAAAATGTTCGGGAGCAATTTCGAATTGTGCTGGAGTAAAACAAGACATAAAAGGGCGATTGCAAGAGTCTTATGGAAAGGCATATTTGGATTAGAAAAAGAACACGATCACAAAAGGCATCATCCCACCCAGAAACCGACAGAGCTTGTTTTATGGTTTTTGGATAAATTCTCAAAAAACAATAAACCGATCACCGACCCCTTCCTCGGCTCCGGCTCTACCCTCATCGCCTGTGAGAAAACCGATCGCATCTGCTACGGCATGGAAATCGAACCGCACTATGTAGATGTATCTGTTCGTAGATGGATTGATTGGTGTAAACAAAATAATAGAGCTATAAAAATAAAACTGAATGGGAAGATTGTAAAAGAAGATATATTGATAAATAAGTAAAAAGTTATTATGTTAATATATGAGGTAAGAGATGGTAATTAAATTAACAGAAGATTTAGAAAAACAAATATGCACATATGTAGGGCAGGGAAATACGTTTGAAAGAGCATGTAGATTGGTAGGTTTAAATGATAAAATATATAGGTTATGGAAAACACGAGGTGAAAAGGAAAAGAGTGGTAAATATTTTAAGTTACTACAAAATGCAAAAGTTGCTGAAGATAAATATAAAGCGTTTAATATTGCAACTATTCTAACTGCTGCAAAGGGTGGATCATGGCAGGCATCAGCATGGTTACTTGAACGTAATTATCCTGTAGAATTTGGTAAACAACAGCATACTTGTTCTAATAGTAGCACAAAAATGGCTAAAAATGCTGGTTTAGAATAAGATTTCTTTGTGTTTTTATGTTATTATGGATCATATTTGATTAAAAAACGTTTATTATTATATAGAATTTGATTGTTTTTTAGTCTTTGTTAGAGGAATAGGGATAAAATGAAATTATCTGATAGGCAAAAAATAGCAGCTCGATTGATGGCAGCAGGGGTTTCTCAAGTAAGAATTGCTGAGCGGTTAGGAGTAGACCCTAATACTGTTCATCTTTGGAGAAAGAAAAAACCTTTTCGTAAAGAATGGGATTTCTGGAGAAGGAAGGGTGTAGAAGTTTTTGAAAAACGAATGGAACAATTACTTGGGCTTGGAGCAGACAGGGTAACGGATATTTTATTAGATGGTAAAGATAATGATGCACTAACAGCTTTTGATAAAGTTATGAGAGCTACTGGGAGGTATAAAGACAAGATAATTGTTGAGGAACCTAAGCCGGAGGAGGATCCGATTGAGCAAATCAGAGGCATTGTTAGAGATATCAACGATACTCTCGGAATCCCAGATACAAAAGTGGGAGAAGAAGATAGCAAAACTGAAGAAGGCAGGCGACCCAGACAGCTTGATGAAAGCAACTCTAAGTGAAGATAAATTTAACGAGTTAATAGATTTCCATATAGAGATAAAAAAAGTACATCAAGAAGAGAAAATATTAAAAAGATATGAAACAGATCCGGCTACTTTTATAAATAACGAATGTTGGGTTTTCAACCCAGATAAAAGTCCATCTATTCTTAGATTTAAACTATATGATTATCAGAGAGAATTTGTTAAAAAACTATATAAAAAGTATTTGAACCAAGAAAATATATTGGATGAAAAAACAAGGCAGATGGGATTAAGCTGGTTATACATGGCTTTTTTCTTATGGGGATTACTATTTGATCCAGGTTTTTCTGGCTTTGTAATGTCATATAAAGAGAAGTTGGTTGATGATGGTGGTTCAGAATCTACAATAGATAGTTTACTTGGCAAACTTAGATTTATGAATGATTATCTTGGTAGGGATAGTGAGAGTAAAATCATTAATGAAGATATAAGCAGACTGAGCCAGGAACTTCATTTTAAATATCTTAGAATTAACAATAAAACAACTGGTGCATATTTAGTCGGCTCAAGTGCTAATCCTAATGCTGGTAGAGGAGGTAGTTATAGAATAGGTCTTTGGGATGAGACTGCATCTACTCCTAAATCAGAAATCATCTTTCCTGCGTTTCATCAAGCAGTGAGATGTCAGTGTTTAAATAGTACAGTTAGAGGTAAAGGGAATGTCTTTGCAAGACTTCGACACACACCGGATTCCGACTATGAAGTTGTAACACTACACTGGGCTTTGCATCCGGAGAAAGCGGAAGGGATGACGTGGGAGAATGGGAAGCCGACTTCTCCCTGGTATGAAAAACAATGTCTTGATCTTTCCCCAACACAGGTAGCACAGGAAATTGATATTGATTATGAAGCATCTGTTGAAGGAAGAGTTTACGATAAGTTTAGTAGATTAGTACATGTAAGAACGCTAGACTTTAATCCAGATTGGAAGAGCAGTTCGATTATTGCTTGGGACTTAGGTGTATCTGATGAGACGTTTGGTAGTGTAATGCAGATGGATAATCAAGGTAGTATTGGCGTTATAGATGAGATAGTAGGAACAGATGAAGAGATTTCGTTTTATATAGGTTTGATTTGTGGAGTTGAACCTGCGGAGTTGAAGTTTATGTCTGCGGATAGAAAGAAGATGTATTTAGACTTTTTAACTCGATCTCGAAAGTTTGGATATAGAGATTTGATTCAAGTTGCAGGACCAGATGCTGTTCAGCGTAGTATAACTTCAAAGAGATCTGTTAGAGATCAGTTTTTGAGAGCCGGTTCGTTAGGAAGAGATTCACAGGGTAAAATTACTGATCGTCGGTATAGGAACTTAAGGATGATTCCTCTAACTGGCTATAAGATAATGGATCGGATTATTGCTGCAAAGAAGTTGATGAATCCTCAAAATAATCATTTAGTTATTTCAGATAGATGTGTTAATTTAATAGAACGATTGTTAAACTATAAGTGGACAAAAACAACTGAAGGGATGAATAAAGAGTCTCCAGAGCATGATTGGGCAAGTCACGGAAGTGACTCATTTGGATATGGAATTTTGTGGTATATGAAACATAGAAGTGTTTTGAGAAAACCATTACTAGGAGAAACAAGATCAAGGGGGCAAAGGCAGGGAATAATTTCAGTAATGAAGGTAGGTACAAAATAAATGTAAAGAAATTTGGTTAAAGATATGTATTATAGAGTAGAGAGGTAATATAAAATGGAAGCAAGACTTGAAGTTAGTTATGATGGATTCGATCCAAAACTTGATGAGAAGATTATAGAGATCATGAAAAAAATTGATGCTGAATGGTATATATCGGGGTATGATCATAAAACAAAAAGACGAGATATTTGTTTTGATTTGGAGGTAAAATGAAAAGACCGGAGAAGGTGAAGTTGGGATGGAAGGAATTAGAGATTACATACAAACCGCATGTGATTTCAGAAGACGGAAAGGATTGTTTTGGTTTGGCTCAATATCATAAGGGAGTGATCTTTATTTCTGAAGATCACTATACTGAGGCAAATCTAAAGATCAGGGGTTTGCTTCATGAGCTGCTGCATATGATCGACTTTCACTATGCAACCGAGCTTTCGGAAGCACAGGTATCTATGCTTGCAATTGGATTGGGAGATCTCTCTGCACAGAATCCAGGATTGATGAAATACATATTTGAGGATATGAAATGATTGACGTTGCTCTTGTAGGTTGCGGACGAATATCTAAAAGGCATGTTGAGGCAATTTCAGCTACACGCGGCATTCGTATCAATATGGTATGTGATATTGATAAAGTGAGAGCACATGCACTTGCAGGTCCACTTGGTGTTTCATATTCAACAGATATGCAAATGATTCACGAAGCAGATGTAATTGTAGTTGCAACTCCCTCAGGTCATCATCCGAAGCACGTAATCAGTATAGCAGAGAATTGTAGCGTGAAGTACATTCTCTGTGAGAAACCTCTTTCGCTTACCGTTAGGGAAGCTATTGAGATGTATAATTTTACAGAGAAGAAGGGTAAGTGTCTGTTGCCTATTTATCAGAATCGATATAATCCAATCATTCAGTACATGAAGCAATTTCTGACTAATAGAAGGTTAGGAACGATTTATCAAGTAATTGTAAATGTGTTATGGAATAGGGATGATGAGTATTATAAAATTGGTTGGCATGGGACAAGAGATCTTGATGGAGGCGTTCTATATACACAAGCAAGTCATTATGTGGATATGTTACTCTACCTCTTCGGACCAATTTCAGAAGCGAAAGGATTCGGAACTCATCGGAGAGGTTGGGAAGTTGATGATTCGGTTTCTGCGACAATCCGGTTTGGAGAGGGTGCCGTTGCGAGTCTAAATGCTACCGTTAGCGTATACGAAAAGAACTTTCTTACTGAGATGACAATAATTGGTGAGGAAGGTACTGTTCGACTTTCTGGAACAAATTTGAATGAGGTTGATTTTTGGAACGTTGAAGGAATGAAGAAACCTGATATCGATTTCAAGCAGGATCACATTTATGGTAAAGGACACGATGCTGTGTATAAGTATATTGTCGATGAGAATTGGAAAATGTTTCCGGCAAAACAGGAAGTGATAGATGGAATTTCATTAATGGAGAAATTATCTTTTTAGGAGGTTGCATGCAGGGTTATTTTATTCATGAAAGTAGTTATATCGACAGCAACGTTGATATTGGAGATGGTACAAAGATATGGCATTTCTCTCATATTTTAGAGGGAGTGCGAATTGGAAAAAATTGTACTATAGGGCAGAATGTAATGATTGGTCCAGACGTTGAAATAGGAGATGGATGTAAGATCCAGAACAATGTTTCTATTTATAAAGGAGTTACTTTAGAGGACGGTGTCTTTTGTGGACCATCATGCGTATTTACAAATGTTATCAATCCACGGGCTTTCATTGATAGGAGGAGAGAGCTTAAACCGACTCTCGTTAAGACGGGAGCAACTCTCGGAGCTAATTGTACAATTATTTGCGGCGTTACAATTGGTGAGTATGTAATGGTAGCTGCCGGAGCTGTTGTAACAAAAGACGTTCCTGATTATGCATTGGTTATAGGAGTTCCTGCTCGAAATATAGGTTGGGTATCGAAAGAAGGAATAAGAGTAAAGAAAACACCATGTAAACAGGTATTATATAATAGAAGGAGGTAGAGAGGTTTGAATAGGGATCTTAAAAAGGTTAGAGAAATTGGAATAATTAGATGGTTGCTGATTTCTCTAACCGAAGGAGAAGCCAATGAAGTAGTGAAAGCTCGCGAGAGTATAAATCAAGAACTTGTTTTATAGATTAAAGTATTTCGTTGCGGAAAATCGAAAGCAATTTGTAGTGAGATTGTGAGTAGGGTAGCAAGGTGGTGGAATTGGTAGACACTAAAAAGCGCAAGATGTAGCGACCTTGCGGTGTCCGATTAAGTTACGGTTCGATAAGAAAACGTCTTGCAGGTTCGACTCCTGCCTTTGCTATAGCTTCTTCTTACAATATAGAGGAAGCAGTTCTCCCGACATCAATTGTTTGAGGAATTTGGAGCTGTGAAAGGTATTGGCAGTACCTGGGTAAAGCTTATTCAGCTGCCACTGAGTAAGTGAGGATCTAATAAAGTGGTCACCTCTACTAGAATTGGAAACTGGAAGAGGAGCTGTTATTGAAGGCAGCGGTTGCCTGTGGTGGTAAGCAGGCTCACAGTTTTTATTTAGAGGAGAATAAAATGCTTTGCAAATGGTCTCACGGACGCGATGTATATGAGTTTGATGCAAATACGAAAGCAGAAGAAATACAGAAGATAAGAGGGCTTGCAAAGGCTCAAGGTTGGAAGTTTAAAGATATGAAGAAGGAAAATAGCAATGAATAAAGGATTAAGAACATATGGGGCCATTGTTATCCTCGACGATCGAATAACAGAGCTGGAAACTGAAATGAAACAGGTACTAAAAGAATTTGATGAGGTCGAGAAACAACGCGATGAGTTGCTTGAGATATGCAGAACAGCGGAAAAGACAGCAATAGAAATACACTCTGGCAGAAGGCATGAAGGCTCTATGCCTTGTGGAATATTGGCAAGAAAACTAGAAGACATTATAGGGAAAATAGAGCTTGTTATATAATGTGTAACCACGGTAGGACTATAAATTGTCCAAAATGTAAAGACTACTATGCTTGCTTAGCAGAAGAGACGCCAATTGATTGGGATAAGTTTCCACCTGAATTCTGGATTGCTGCACATAGAAGAGTTTTGAGAAGATTAATGCGAAAGCATCCTGGATTCTTTCTTAAAAGATTTGGTATAATAAGATCGGTTGGAAAGTATGTGCGTGTAGGGAAACCATAATGATACTAGAAGACGCATTAAAATTATTCCAGATTAATATTTCTCAAAGAATGGGGGGTGTAAGAAGCTTTGGAGAAGCAACTACTCGACTAGAGAATCTAAAGAAATCCGCTCGGAAAGAATATCGTAGGAAGGCAAAAGAGCTTCATCCAGATATAAATGGTTCACATGAAAAGATGGTTGAGTTGAATACTGCAATGCAGTTAATTGGCATGATGCATGTAGAACCTCCTCGACCACAACCTGTAGTGATAGTTTATAGACAATCATATCCTAGTTATTCTGAGGGAACCTCGACTACTGGAACGTGTACTTTTTCATGGTAAGGAGATAAAGAATGGGATTTTTAGCAGAAGATACAAAACATGAAGGAGCAGATATTGTTACTAAAGCAACTCAAGCTTTAGCTAAAGAAACAAAAGCCAGACGTATCTTTCTTTGCTATTCTATCCTTAATCCAGATGCGGTACATGATGATGATGAAGTGGTTTTCTTTTCCGAATTAGTAGATGTTAATCGAAAATCTCACCCTGTAGAGGAGCTGGCTATTTTGCGGAAATATATTGCTGAATATATTTGTCAACCACCTAATTTTGAAGACGCTAAAAAATAAAAGGAGAATAAAATATGAAGTACAGAAAAAAACCAATGGTAGTTGAGGCGATGCAGTTTTGGAATGGTGATGGGAAAAATACTATTAAGGAATGTGAAGAGTTTGTTAAGAATTCGGCGTATTATTTCTCTGATGTCGATGGATGTTTGCATATTTTTACTCTTAAAGGTGAAATGATATCTAATAACGGTGATTGGATTATCAAAGGGATTCAAGGCGAATTTTATGCATGTAAACCAGACATATTCGAACAGACATATGAAAGGGTAACGGAGGAAGAATAATGGCAATAGGAAAGTTTTCTAATGATCGTAGACCACAAAAGAAATCGGGAGCTGTTAAAACTCGAGGTAGTGTTGATGAATCTCGAAATGACGATATTCTGAGAAACAGAGATTTTTCAATGGAGGAAACAACTATTGGTAAGAGTGGAGTACTCAAACCAATCAGACCTGGTTATAGCAAGTCCGGTGTAAAATCTGTTGGTGGCTATGAAGAAGGTGAAGTAAGAAAAAAAGCGTAGGAGGAATATTATGGCTGAAGTTATGTCTGCAGAGAGTCGACGCTGGCAAGCAGAGAGCGATGCGCGTACTTTAATCGATGCGGAAACAATTAATTTAGACGCTGGTCGAAAGAGAAGAGCATTAACAGAAGCAAAGAAGATTGCTCTGTTAAAAAAGAAAGAAATGAAAGCAGCAGAAAAGGTTGCTAACAAGAAAACCAAGAAAAAGGGTAAATAAAATGACTATAGAAGAATGGGAAAAAAGAATGGATACGGCTACGGATGAAGCCGAAATAAAAAGCTTGTTCAGAAATAAACCGAAGGGAGCAAAGACTATTAGAACAGGTGCTCCGATGGTAGGTGCTGGAGATATGGGCAATGGAGTTGGAGTTCTATTACCTGGAGATGCCCGGGGAGATTTACCGCTTCTCAATAGATTGACAAGAAGCAAGAAATAGTAAGAGATTCCTTACAAAACAAGGAGTCATTAAATGTACGAAAGAAACGACGAACAAGGGATTCGTAAACTCAATTACTCTCGATATAGGAAACTAGTCGAGAAAGGTTATTCTATTGCAGAGGATACTGCAAATACTTCTCTATACTACATCAACGAGGATCCATTTGGTAGAACATACTACCAAAAATCTTTAGGTGAGGTAACAATTCGAGATCCTCTTACAGGAAGGATGTATACACAAGAGGAGTGGGCAACAAAGGAATTTATTGTTGACAATAAAGCACAGTTGGTTGCAAAGGTTAGTGCTGATTTGGTTGTAGGAAAGAGCGTATCTATAAAGTTTAAGGATACAGATAGTCCTAAAGAAGAAAAAATTGCATGGTTGGAAGAGTTTATAAAATGGAATAAGTTGCGGACTAAACTTTATGAGTCTGCGATGAGAAATAGCGGCTTAGGAGATCAATACTTTGAGTTAGAAGTTATAGATGATAAGATAAAGGTTATTTATCGGGATCCATACTATGTGGATATAGAGTATGAAAATGACGATGTAAAGTTTTATGAGATTGCGTGGGAGATTGATGTAGAGAAACCTGTCTCTCGAAGTCTTCTTAAAAAGAAGCGGCAAAAAACTACTTACATTCAAAAGAAGCTTCATTATAAGGGAATGATTCGATGGGAGCTATGGGAGAAGAGGAAAAAGGAAATGATCCCAATTCCTCTCAATGAGAATCCAGAAAATGAGGAACTGTTGACGCGTGCTTTGAGCGAATCGCATATGAAGACGTTATTGGCTCGAGAGTCCGGAGAGGAATATGAAACCGATGATATAAACTATGTATATGTAGTTGAGGAGTATACAGGGATAGACACCTTCCTTTTAATTCATTGGCCAAACTATCGAATGTTTGATCTCTTCGGTGTTTCAGATGCCGGTATGATAGAGAATTTACAAAACGCTCTCAATAACAGACAGACTCAGCTTCACGACATTCTCGACAAGCATGCAGATCCTCCTATGTATGGTAGTGATTCATATTTAGATGAGAATGGTAATCTGGTAATGACTGGTGGAGGAGGAAGATACTTTCCAGTTACAGAGGGCGGAGATCCTCCAGGTTATTTAACATGGAATGGGAATATAACTGATTCACAGGATGAAATCAAACGTCTCTATGAAGCAATTCTTGACAATACAGAAACTTCGCCAGCGCTACTCGGTAGAGACAAAGGTGGCATAGAATCTGGTAGAGCTTTGATGTACAAGTTAATCCGATCTCTTGCAATGGCAGCTCGAAAATCTGTGTATATGAAAACAGCAATTAATGAGTTAATTCTAACTGCGCAGAAACTTGAAGAGATTTGGATAGTTGGTGATGGGATAAAGAGCCTGGATGAAGAGATAAAAACAGAGTGGAGTGATCTTCTTGAAGTAGTGATTGAAATTCAGTCTGCTATTCCAACCGACACTCAAGAGATAATTGGTGAAGTTGGGACGTTAGTAGAGAGAGGACTTATTTCAAAGGAAACTGGATTGTTGATTATTGAGAAATATTTTGATGAGATTGATCCAGAGACGGAAAAGAAACTACTTGCTGCACAAGAGGATCGGGAAGCGGAATTAGAGAAGAAGAGAATGCCTGATCTGTTAGCAGGTATTCCAGAAGAAACAGAACCAGGACTTAATGAATGAACACAGAGGAAGCAGAATTTCGAGTAAAAGAAATAATGGAAGATGTTCGTCAAGTAGAAAAGCAAAAAGTATTTTTAGGGAAGGGTTGGTGGGGGTGTAAAGAGAGACATCGGTTAGCTCGTATTTTAAGTTGTATAAGAAAGAAAGGAAAAGATGAAAAGTGTCTTTAAACCAGAAAAATCTTATGGAAATAGATTCTTTAGAACTACCTATGCTATCGTTGCTCGACGATTGAAAATTGATCCCGTTGCAGAGGGGGCAATTTTACACAAGCGTATTCAGAACCTCTTCTGGGGAAACGACTTTGTTAAGCTGGAGAGTAAAAAAGAAAGAGAGAAGCGACAGGAGCTTGCAGATCGACTAGTAGATCGGTATGGTAGGCGATCAAGAAAGTTTTATCGAATTTTCCAATTATACTGCTACTCTCGAGGACAGTTGAGAGGGCTCGCTTCTATGCAAAACTTTATATTAGGTGAAGAAGATAAGCGAGAAAGAATAGATAATAGCATAAAAAAATTATTTAGGGATAATTAATTTGAGAGCTGATTTATACCAGGGTGATTGTTTACAAGTGATGGATTTACTTATTAAAAAAGGTATAAAAGTAGATGCAATTATTACGGATTTACCTTATGGAATTACGGCGTGCAAGTGGGATTCAGTTATTCCATTAGAGCCTATGTGGATATTGCTAAAACAACTTATTAAAGACAAGGGTGCTATAGTATTATTTGGTAGCCAGCCTTTTACAAGTAAAGTAATTGTAAGTAATTTAAAGATGTTCAAATATTGTTGGGTATGGAATAAACGATTGGCAGGAAATGGAATATTAGCAAAAAAACAACCACTAAAAATACATGAAGATATAATGGTTTTTAATAGTAGGATATATTATCCAGAAATGAGGAAAGGGAGGGCAAGATGGAAAGGTGGGATTAAAGATAAACATGGTACTTTCTCAAATGCGGAAAGTAAAAAAGTATGGAATGATAAGTATTATCCAACTTCTATTCTTGAATTTTCAGGAGCAGGGATGAGGTATATAAGAGTTCATCCTACTCAAAAACCAATACTATTACTAGAATATTTAATTAAAACATATACGAATGAAAAAGAACTTGTTCTTGATTTTACTATGGGTTCAGGCACAACAGGGATAGCTTGTAAAAATCTAAACAGAAATTTTGTAGGAATAGAATTAGATAAGAATTATTTTGAAATAGCAAAATATAGAATTTTAGATATAGCAAATAATGATGATAGTATAATATGTCATTTAGAAAGAACTTTATATAGTAAAAGGAGGATAAAGAATGAAAATCAGATTACCTAAAACAGGAGAGGTGAATGTAAGGAATGGCAGCCCTCCTTATGTTGCACCGAAGAGATTGGCATGTAATGCAATCGCTCGACATAACCGCAAATGTGAGCAGGCAGAAAAAGCATATCTTCGAAAATGGGGTGTAGGTAAAAAACATCCTATCGGTATAAAGAAGAGATCAAGAGTGTTGGAGGGAGAATGAAAACAAGTTCCGGAACTGGAAAGAAAGGTAGTCGAAAAATCGGTCGTAACTCTACAAAAAGTGCTCGTTACAAGTCTCAAGGAATAAGGGAGAAGAATAAAGAAAGACGGAGACTGAAACGAGAGAGAAAGTTTGCACGTAATAAAGAGAAACGGAGTTTAGTTAATGCCTTATAAAGTAGTGCACAGCGATGAAAACCATATTTGGTATCGTGAAGGAACTACAGATTTAGAAAGAATTCAGGAGCAACCTATATATCGAGAGTTGTTTTTTAATGATATAGATACCGCTCTCGATGTTGGAGCTCATATAGGAGCATTTGCTCGTTATGCAATACAATTTGTTAAAAGAGTTGTTTGCGTGGAACCTGAGAAAGATAATTTTTCGATGTTGCTTCGAAATATAGAGGATTTGAATACCATTATTCCTATTCGAGCTGCAGTTACTGATGATAAAAAGCTTTTGTATGGAGGTAGTGCCGCGTTTCGACTGGCAAGTAATCTGTCAGCACACCATTTAGGGGTAAGTACGTTACGTGTTCCTGTTATTTCATTTCGAAAGCTTATTTGCGTTTTTGAACCAGATGCAATAAAGATAGATATAGAGAAGGAAGAGAGGAAATTAGATTTTCAAAATCTTCCTCCTTTTGTAAAGTCTATTGCGATTGAGTATCATCCAGCATCCTCTGGTAGAAGAGTTCACGAGATATTACTAAAGCAAAATTTCGACGTTGTTCGATTGCCGAATTTTTTAAAGGGAACTAATGATGTAGGGATTTATCGGAGAGTAAAAAATGCCTAGCAAAGGGTGGTATGTAAATGGGTTGGATGAACTCCTCGAAGACTCTATTGATCGGATGAAGGGATTCAACCGTCAATATATGAGAGATATGAGAAGTCTGTTTTCCGTAGAGAAAGTCTTTCAAGGTGTTGATATGAATGAGTACTCTATCCCCGACCTCAAAAAAATGGCTCTAGATACAATCCACAAAAAGAATTTGCTGGATCCTGCTCACGGTGGAAAACTTCCAATTCTTTGTAAAGACAAAAAGGTTCGATACTATAATCCAGAGCAGTGGTCAGAAACAATAGCAAGAACGAGATCGAGAGCGCTGCAAGAAAAAGGCTTGCACAATGAAATGGCGGAAGCAGGATTTGATTTGGTGATTGTGTCTATTGGTGGCTCCGGTGATATGTGTAAACACTGGGAAGGGAAGATTCTTTCTATCTCTGGAAAGACATCTGGTGTTGAAACGGTAACTCATGCTCAAAGTATTCATTTGTTTCATCCAAATTGCGCACACAGCAGTTCTCCCGTAATTATTACAGAAGATGAAGCTGGTCCGAAGATATGGGGTAGAAGTGACTTACCTAAGGTTGCAAGAGAGAGTTTGCGACAAATACTAGATCAAGCAAAAGCGTTTCAACTAGAACTTCAAATGACAGGTCTTCAACAGTTTGCAGGCTCTGTAGCTGCGTTAAAACCTGGTACGCGAAAGTATTTTGTTTATAAAAAGATTAGTGATGGAATAGATGAAGATGAGTTAATACGACTTTTTGCAAAAGAGTATGGAATGGACGAAGCTACAGCTCGCGGAAAGGTTCGATTTTATATTAGTGATTTAAAGAAGAATGCAAAGTTGCCTGTTCTTAAAAAAGATGGATTTCTAAGCGTCGAGAAACCTGTTAAACCGCATTTTGTAAGTTCTGTGAAAGCTTTGAAATCTGATACGAAAGAATATTTTGTCTATAAAAGAATAAAAGTTGGAGTAGATGAACATGAATTGATGAGACTTTTTGCAGAGGAATATGGATTAAAAAAAGCAGAAGCTCGAGGATGGGTTAAGTTTCATATCCGCAATTTGGAAAAAACTGGAAAGTTGTCTATAGTCAAAAAGGACGGATTCTTAAGCACGGTTAAACCAGTTAAACCGCTCTTTGCCGCAGGACCTCCTTCAGAAGAAGAGATGTTACATCCTTGGTTATCTAAAAAAGAGGCGAAAAAACTTATGGGTGATGCTGATCTTGAAAGACTTGTTAAAGAAGATAGTCCAAAAACAGATTTTGAAAGAAAAGTCTATGACAGAATACGTGATTGGACTAAGAGGGGATATGTTTCTATAAGAAGTACTGAACAAGAATTATTTAGTGGAATTGCTGTTGATAAATTAAAAATAAAAGATAGGTTTGTTGATGTAGTATATCTTGAATCGTTTCTTGATAATGCTCCAAAGTACCATGGTAGTGTTGCTCGAGGGACGAATACTCTGTTAAAAAAGAAGATCGGAGATGTTTATGAAACAAGAGCAATGTCGTCTTTTTCTAAAGGCACTCGTCCTACGGAAGCGTTCAGTGAAACGAATACGGTTCTTGTTATTGAAAATAGTAGAAAGGGAGCTGATATTTCTAAACTCTCTGCCGTCGGAGTAGAAGGTGAGGTGCTTATGCCAAAAGGTCGATATTATATAAAGAAAATCATAGAGAGCTTTGAGACATCTGTTAATCAGAAGATTTATTTTTTAGAAGAAATGTAAAGATAGTAAATAGTATCTTCGTATTATATAATAGAAGGGAATAAAATGACAGAAGATGAAAAGTTTGATAATATATTTAACGAACCTCTCTCAGATAGAAGGGGAAAACCTGATCCTAACTACAAGCCTCCACAGAAGATGAAAAGGGAGTCTTGGGAAGAATATTTTGAGAGAGTAGCAAAATATGAAGAGGAGTACAAAGAGGAGAAAAAATGAAGAAGGTTTTTCTAATGGAGTTTGCTTACCTTAAGGATGCAGAAGGAATTGCTGAATCGTTTGGTACAACACCAGAGGAGTTATCAAATGTATCAGCACAGATGATGAAACTTGGTTGTAAGGATGAGATTACGAAAAAGACTACATCACTAATGGAGTTAATCGAGTCCGGAGAAATTACAGGGGGTCAGGTACTAGCACTGACAACTATGCAGTTGGCGGATACACAAGAGAAAGCTATGATTCATTTTTTGAAGACGTTGATGAAAGGAAAAATATGAAAAAGCGATACAGAATCAAATTAGACTTTGATGCAGCTCACTACTTACCTCACTACGCTGGACCCTGTGCCAATCTCCATGGTCATACTTGGCATATTGAGTTCTATATTACAGTTCCAAAGAAGTTAGATGAGAGTGGAATTGGACTTGATTTCAAGGTTTTGAAAGAAAAGCTGAAAGCAATTCTACCGGATCATCAACTTATAAACGACATCATAGAACATCCGACAGCAGAGATTATTGTTGAGAAACTCTATTATAAAGCTGCAATGGAATTTCCGATGATGGTGGAAAAAGTTATATTATGGGAGACAGAGAAAAATGGAATTGAGTTTTCCAATAGTTGAGGTATTCGATAGCATCCAGGGAGAAGGTGCTCGAGTAGGTACTGCTTGTCGCTTTGTACGTTTTGCGGGATGCAATTTAAAGTGTGACTTTTGTGACACTGATTACAAAGAGCGAGAAAGAGTTGGGATAGACGAACTTGTGAGAAGGATGGAAGGAGCTCCTGGAAAGAATATTGTCATTACCGGCGGTGAACCTACTATTCATAAAGATCTACTTAAGTTTGTTTGGAAATTACGTGCTCATGGATATCATATCGCTCTTGAGACAAATGGTGAAAACAACGTTGGGTTTGAGGTCGATTGGCTCACGGTTTCTCCAAAGAGTTATTTGTTTAATCAATTATACGGTGATGAAATGAAGGTTCTTTGGATGCGTAATAATGCCTCTGATAATGCTGTCCGCTCTCATTCTTTACGAAGAGGTAGTAATTTTAAACACTATTTCATCCAACCAATTGAGCGAAAAGGTAAGTTTGAAAAAATAGATGAGATAATAGAATTTATAAAGGAGAATCCAGAGTGGAGACTGAGTATACAAGCACATAAGATATTAGGAATTCGTTAATAGACATTATTTCTTACATTGGAGATGATCCTAGTCGAGAGGGTTTAGTTGATACACCAGATCGAATAATTCGTTCCTGGAAAAAACTGTTAGGTGGTTATAAGGAAGATGCAATAGAGATTCTTCAAAAAGCAAGTTTCGATGCTGAGGGTTATGATGAGATGATTATGTTGAAGGAAATTGAATTCTATTCGACATGCGAACATCATTTCATGCCTTTCTTCGGGAGGGCTACTGTTGCATATATTCCTCAAAACAGAGTAGTTGGTATATCAAAACTTGCACGTATTGTAGAAGTGTTTGCAAGACGACTGCAGATTCAGGAAAGAATGACCACTCAGATTGCTAATGCGATAGACGATATTTTACTTCCGCAGGGAGTAATGGTTGTATTAGAGGCGCAGCATTTATGTATGGTTGCGAGAGGTGTTGAGAAACAGCATTCGTCAATGGTCACATCTGCTGTCCGAGGAGTTTTTCGGACGGAGTCAGAAGTAAGAGCAGAATTTTTTAGTTTGAGAGATAAATAGGAGGTAGAGAGATGAAGAAGGTTGTATGTTTACTAAGTTTATTGTTTCTTCTAAGTTCTTGCGCTTATGAATTGACTTCAACTATTGAAGCGTGGAACTGGACCTTTAGTCCAATTCGAGACTTAGAAGTAAGTGTTGATGGAGATGTGAAAGTTGTTCCTGGTTTGGCTCCTTATATGAGGTCGTGGGAAGTTACTTGGGAAGTTGGTTTTTTGGGAAGTGAAGATTACGATCTTGAAATAGGAGTAAAAGAAATTGGTGGTGCATGGATATGGGTAACAGGAATGATTAATACTACTGACACTCATTATATCACTATATACGATACCTATTTTACATATCCTAAAAGTATTTCTGTGGATGATAACCTGCATATGATGATTTCAACTGAACCTCCGAATATTAAAGAGCTTGTAAAGTTGAAAGGAGAATAAAATGCCTATAACATCATGTACAAAGAAAGGTAAACCTGGTTTCAAGTGGGGTAAGAGTGGGAAATGTTATCCTTATACTCCTGGAAACAAAGTAAGTAAGACAGCTGCAAGGAAGAAAGCTGCTAGACAAGCCGCCGCGATTCATGCTTCTGGATATAGAGAGAAAAAATAATACCTCCTCTTTTCCTTTATGAAACCTATGTATTTCTATTATTACAGATAAACAGAAAAACTTTTAATTGGAGGACGCAATGGAAATGTTGCACGAGTATCTCTTTATGGATCTACAGTGGTTCGCAGAAGGGGATGAAGGGGAAACAGAAGAAGAAAGAGAAGCAAGAGAGGCAAAGGAAGCTGAAGAGGCTACTAAAAAGCTTGAAGTAGATGGTCTTTCTGAAGAAGAACTAAAAACTCTTGTTAGAAAATTGGATGAGAACAATAAGAAGCTTTCTGGTCTCTCTCGAGAGCGGCTTCATGAAATCATGGAGAAAAAAGCCAAGTTGAGAGAGATTGAGAAAAAGGAGAAAGAGGAAAGGGAAGCAGCTCTTAAAGAGAAAGAGAAGTATAAAGAGCTGTACGAAGGACTAAAACCAAAATATGATGTTCTTGAGAAAGATGTAGCAAAGACACACACTCTTTTTGAAGAAGAGTTTGAATTGCTAAAGGAAAGTCTTCCAGAAGAGTATCATAAACTGATTCCGAAAACAGACATTCGAGAACAGGTAAATTGGATAAAGAATTTTCAGTTGACTGTTGTTGAAAAGGAAGAGCCTGCTGGCGAGAAAAAGAAAAGTGTTGGCGGTGGTAGTGAACCTTCTAAGAAGGGTTCAAAGGAAGAAGCAGGGAAATCTGCAATTGAAGAGCAAATTCAAAAATGCGAGACGGCAGAAGAACTAGAAGAACTGCTAAGTAAATACGGTCGTACTGTATAAAAAAGAATTGTTGAGATTACAACTAGGCTTGGATCCAGGATAGGACAACAAAAAAATCTAACACAAGGAGATAAGCAATGAAAACTAAACTTTTCAGTAATGTCCATTTACAGTGGTTTGCTGAGACTACAACTGCGACCCTAACCGGTCTTGTTCAGACTGCTTACAGTAAAGCTGTTGAGTTTGCTTTCCAGCCCAACTTGCTCTTTGCACAATTTGCTCAGAGCAAAACGTGGAAGATCAGCGACAGAGATCCAATGCCTGGTGACGTTGTTACCTTTACGATCTTTGGCGCGCTTAGTACCGCGACAGGCGCTCTTTCTGAGACAGGAGATCCTACTGCAGCTACAATGACTAAAACTCAGAGGAGTGTAACTCTTGCTGAGTACGGTCAGTTAGTGACTACTACTTCAAAACTTCGGACTCTGTCTTTTGCGAACATCGATCTTTCCGCTGCAAGAGTGGTTGGTGACAGTATGGGGAAGAGTATAGATTTAATCGCTCGAGCTGCTTTTGATTCTCATACAGGATCTTCGTACGTTAAGTACGCAAGTGGTTCAAATGCTACTGCAGTTTTATCTTCATCAACTATTACAGCTGCAGACATTCGTTATGCGCACAACAGGTTGGCAAGAGGTAATGTTATCAAGCCCGATGGTATGTTTTATGTTGCAATAGTGCATCCAGATGTATCTCATGACTTGAGAGCAGAGACAGGCAGCGGTGCTTGGCGTGCTCCGAAAGAGTATGTCGATCCGGCAAATATCTACAATGGAGAGATTGGCTCTTTCGAAGGCTTTCGCTTCGTTGAGACTTCAAATGCAAATCTATCGACTGATGGTGCTTCTGGTTCTGTTGATCTTTATACTTCGTACTTCTTCGGCTATCAAGCTGTTGGGTATGGAGAAGGGATTGCACCGGCGATGGGTATATCAGGTCCGTTTGATGCCCTGCAACGCCTGATGAATGTGTATTGGTACAGTTTGTGTGGGTTCGGAGAATTACGGAGAGAGAGTCTCTTCAAGTTCTACAGTGCATCCAGCGTAGGTTCTAATAGTTAAGAGTAGTGAACAAAAAAAATAAATGGGGAGCTTAAACTAGCTTCCCATTTTTTCTAAAAAAGAAAAGGAGCCAAGAAAATGGTAGAGAGTGTAAAAAGAGCAACAGTTTCTGTTGCTTTGATCGTAAAGGATGAGGCAGCTACATTAAATCCTTGCCTCAAGAGTGTGCGAGATGTAGTTGATGAAATAGTCGTTCTTGTAGATGATCGAACTACTGACAGGACCTTTGAGATTGCAAAGAAGTACGCCGACATAGTAGAGTATTTCAAGTGGAGTGATTTTTCTACCGCAAGGAATGCTTCTATTAAAAAGTGCGGTAGTGAATGGATTTTGATAATGGACGGTCATGAAGTCCTGCATCCGAAATCAAAACCTATTCTCACTAATCTTTTAGAGAGAGTATTGCCTCAGAAAGATTTAAGTGATACCGGGATGTTTAGCGCATTCGTTTATATGAACCCGAAGGGAAAAGGTTCTATTGAGGAGATGATTCCGGATACATTTTTTCTTCAGCCACGGTTGTTCATAAACAATGGAGATTATGCTTATACCGGACGCGTACATAATTGGTTAAATACGAAAGCAAAAAGTAAGTTACAGAAACGTCCGGTGAATGAACTAGTATTCATTCACAAGAGAACAGAGAAGAATAGTAAGCTTCGAAAAGAGGAGCGACGGAACGTAAATATTCCAGCACTTAAATTAGATATTAAAGATAATCCAAAAAGTCCTCGTCCATATTTCTATCTTGGGAATGCATATAATGAATTAGAAGAGTGGGAAGAAGCGCTTTCGTGGTATAAGAAATATCTAAAGTTATCTACTTGGGGAGCAGAGCGTGCTCATGCAATGTTGATGATGGGAACAATCTACGCACAGAAAAAAGAATATAAGGAAGCAACTCAGATATTAAAAGAAGCTATTAAAGAAGATTGGGAAAGAGCTGAAATATATCTAGTGCTCGGTGATATTGCATTCGATCAGAAAGATCTTTATCAAGCAGAGCATTGGTGGAAGTCTGCAATAGAGATGAAACCTCCGATGAATAATCTATTTTTACATGGTCCTGCTTATACATACATGCCTCATCAAAGTTTAGCAAAGTTATATTCTACAGTTGGTGAGTGGATGAAAGCTCTTCAACATGCAGAGAAGGCAATATCTCTTGGTTGTGCCAATCAGGATATGATATCGAAAATGGCTATATGGAAAACGAAATTAGGTTTAGATTCTAATAAGAAGAATATTATCCTTTACGATGAAAACAATCAGTTTGCTTTTCTGAAAGATATCCGGAGGAACTTGACAAAGAAGTTTAATGTCGCTACTTCTGTAGAGTATGATACCGAGCAAGCTGGTTGGGCAGATGTTGTTTGGTTCGAGTGGTGTAATAAGAACATTTTACGTGCGTCTGAAATGGTGAAACCGGAAGGGCAAACATGGATCGTTCGTCTGCACGGATATGAAGTATTCAATCCTGATAGAATGACATATGTAAATTGGAGTAAGATTGATGTGTTGATATTTGTTGCCGATCATATACGGAAACACTTTGACGAGAATTATTGGATTCCAGATAATGTAAAGACTGTTGTAATTCCAAATGGTGTTGATCTTAACAGATGGAGTTTTGCAAAGAGAGAGTATAGCAAACAAAAGAATATTGGTATTATAGGTATTTTGACTGAGAAGAAAGGGCCCCTCCTCCTTGCAAAGGTGATAAGACATTTTTCAAAGACACATCCTGATTATAGATTTCTGCTCCGGTTTGATTCTTTGAAGAAACCAAACGTTTTTGAGCATGTCTTGCAGTATGAATTGAGAGACTTGACAAATTGGGAATGGATAGACCGTGTTGAATCAATAAATAGCTGGATGGAGGATATAAAGTTTCTTATATCAACAAGCGTATTAGAGTCGTTTAGCTACGTAGTTGCAGAGGCAATGGCGAAAGGAATTAAACCTCTGATTCATGATTTTAAAGGATCGAGGGATCTATATCCAGCAGAGTTTATTTGGCGTGATATAGATGAGCTAGAAAAAGTGTTTGATGGAGAATATAAGTCTGATGAGTATCGTAAATGGATAGAAGATCATTATTCTATTGACAAACAGATGAAGCAGATTTTTGAGTTGCTGGAAGATAAAACCAATAAAGAAAATAATCCTCAGAATAGTGGGTAAAGGATTTAGTTTATGGAACAAATTAGAATATTTCCAGTTTGTAGAGGTAGACGCGATCTCTTCCAAAAGCTTGTAGATTATTGGGATACTGTTTCTTATTATATCCCTGTTAATTCATTTGAGGATGCAGATGTTATATGGGTTGAGTGGGCAAACGAACAGAGTGTGTATGCTTCTCAAAAATCTCCAAAGAAAAATGTGATAGTTCGGATTTGTGGTAGTGAATACTATCAAGAATTTTGGAAGGAGTGGGGATCACAGATCGCTAGAGTGATTTCTATAAATGCAGTTTTTAAGACACCATTTCCAACTATACATATTCCGAACTTTGTTGATACTGAGTTTTGGCGTTCTTTGACAAGAGAGAGATCGAGAACTATTGCAATGCTGGGAGATTTTACTTATCGTAAAGGACAGATTGGATTGTTACGAATGCTTACTGAGCGATCAAAGTTCTTTGAAAAGGTGTTGATGGTAGGTCCATTAAAGTTGGATAATAAAGGATATGAAGCAGAGGCGAGAGGGAATATAATGCAGCTTAAATATCTCGCTGAAGACCAGGGAGTTGAATTAGAAATTCGGGATGTTCAATCTCCTGAAGACGTAAGAGAGATTATTAACTCTGTTTCTTTTGTTGTAAGTAGTTCAATAAGTGAAATGTGTCATCGTGTGATGCAAGAGGCTATGAGTTGTAATACTCCGGTACTAATAGCAAATTGGTTGGGCTCAAAAGAAGTGTATCCAAAGGAATTAATATATTCAAACGCAAAAGAGTTTTGGTCTCTCGTAGATAATTATCCAAATATAGATTTAAGACAGTACGTTTTGGATCACTTCGCACGAGAAGTTATCCTTCCACAAATTGATAGAGTAATCAAGGAAGTTGCGGAGGAAGTGAAATGAAAATATTAATTACTGGTGTTGCTGGTCTATTAGGATCAAGATTAGCCGATTGGATTATAGAAAATACAGATAATACAGTTATCGGTATTGACAATCTAAGTGGAGGATATATAGAAAATGTAAATAAAAGTGTAATTTTTTATAAGTTTGATCTATCTACAGAAGTAATAACATTAGATAGTATATTTTCTAAATATAAACCAAGTATTGTATATCATTTTGCAGCATATGCCGCTGAAGGATTGAGTCCATTTATGCGACGATTTAATTATATGAATAATTTAATCGCATCTATCAATTTGATCAATAGTAGTATTAAATACAGCGTAAAAAGATTCGTTTTCGCAAGTTCAATGTCAGTATATGGAGATAAATATTCGACACCATTTGATGAAAATATGATACCGGCTCCTATAGATCCATATGGAATAGCAAAGTATGCTGTTGAGCAAGATTTACATGTTGCATATATACAACATAATCTGGAATATACTATTATACGACCGCACAATTTTTATGGCGTTAATCAAAATATATGGGACAAGTATAGAAATGTAATAGGGATCTGGATGTATCAAATACTCAATAAGATTAGACCAACTATATTTGGAGATGGAGAACAAAAAAGGGCGTTTAGTTATGTTGACGATTCGATCGTACCTTTTTGGAATGCATCGCAGAGAGATTTATGTATAGGAGAGATTATAAATCTAGGCGGTATTAACGTATATACTATTAATCAAGCTATGAAATTAGTGTTAAAAGTTACCGGTACTAGTTTGAAACCTGTTTATTTAGAAAAAAGACATGAAACAAAAAACGCGTGGAGCACATGGAAGAAATCTGTTGAACTGCTGAATTTTAAACACAGAACCGCATTGCAAGATGGTATTCAAATAATGTGGAATTGGGCTAAGAGGCAACCAAACAGAGAACGTCGTATTTGGAAGCAGTATGAGTTAGAAAAGAATATTTACAATTATTGGAAAATAATGTAAAAACCGTCTTGAGAAGTAGAAGACAATTAAATGATATAGAAATAATTATCTCATAGAAGGGAGTGGATAATGGCTAAGAAAATAAAGAAAGGTGTTCCGAAGAGAGATGGTAGTGGAAAAGGAATAGGAGCAAATCGAAATACCGACAGTTGTTCAAAAGGCGGCCCTGGATTTGGTCGAGGTGGTGGTAGAGGAAAGGGGTCTAACAGAAAGAAGTAAACCAAGGAGTTTATGATATGGGAGAGCAGGCGTATTATATAAGAAAATTACTTAATATAGTGATGGGGAATAGAGATACCTCTTTTGTGGTAATCGACGCCGCTTATGAGATGATTCGTCTTGGTTGGAGTTTTTCTCGATCTACATCATTTACAAAAGGAGATGGAGAGAATGCGGATGTTCTCATTGTGGTACCTGATATTGACATTGAGTTTCATTTTATAATGGCTTACTCTTCATCTGGTCCGGGAACAATTTATTTATATGAAGGGGCAGATGGTAGTGGTGGTTCTGCAATTCCTTTGTATAATGACAATCGGAACTCTTCAAATATAAGCAACATTATTGCAACATCTACTCCATCAATCACTACACCTGGAACGGAGTTATCCTCAAAACAAATTGGATCTAATGGAATAGGTCAGACGTCTTTCGGTGCAATAAGTGCATCGCGACATGAATGGATTTTAAAGCGTAATACAAAGTATTTGATTCGCTTTTCATCAACAGCTGCGGGAAATGTAATGGTTTTAACTGTCAATATATTTGAATATGGTCATTAAAGAGGTAAGATGAATAACTTAATTACGGTTGTAATACCGACGTATAATGAGAAGGAAGAGCTCCTTCGAAAAGCGATTGAGAGCGTGCTTAATCAGACCTACAGAAAAATTGAGTTAATTGTAGTAGACGACGGCTCTACAGACAGTACTCCAGAAATCCTAAAGGGTTATGGAAAAGACATTCGAGTGTTTCGACGAGAGAGAGATTCTGAATTCAGATCTGTCTCCCAAGCACGTAACATAGGATTGGAAAAAGCAAAAGGGAAGTGGTGGAGTAACTTAGACGCGGATTGGTGGCTCGAAAAAGATTGGGCAGAAAGATGTATTGAATTTATCGCTGGGAGGGAGAATGAGATTCTCGGTGTTCACGTCGACTTTGCTGTACATCATTTTGATGGTAGGATAGAACATGTGCATGTTGGCGAAAGATACGATCCTTGTCTAAGCACTCTCGAAAACTACAAGAAACATGAAGCTTTGTTTGGTAAGTTTTTTAGGATGGACGTCTGTAGGAAAACCGGTCCTTTTGATACGAGATTTCCTAGAAAGCAAAATCGAGAGTGGACTCTTAGATTTCTTCAGCATGGAAACTTAGTTTATCTTCCAAAGGAGTTGGCTCACTTTGTCTTTCACGAACCCGATCAAATGAAGGAAAGGGCTTCTGTAAAGTATCGGATTCTTGCCGATTTAAAGAATGGAATCGACATCGAGCACAATATGAGAATCGCATATGATTCTGAAGATGGTAGGTATTCTATGGTGGATGCCTTTAGAACATTTTTTACTGTTCCTGAGTGGAGTAAAGAAAGAACCTCCGGAAAAACTTTCGAGAGAATCGAAAAAGCAAAAAAAATCTGCGATGAGGAAGCATCCGAATCGTGGGAGAGAGGGTATAGTAGAAAGAAATGAACAATTTAATTACTGTTGTAATTCCTACTTACAATGAAAAAGAAGAGCTTCTCAGAAAAGCGATTGAGAGTATCCTTAATCAGACGTATTCAGAAATTGAATTAATTGTTGTAGATGATGGAAGTACAGATGACACTCCCAGAATCTTAAAAGAATATGGAAATGATATTCGAATGTTTCGTAGAGAACGAGATTCTGCGTTTAGGTCTGTTTCACATGCATTTAATATTGGATTAGAGAGTGCAAAAGGAGGTTGGTGGCATCATGATGCAGCAGATTGCTATCACGAGCTTGACTGGGCTGAGCGCTGTATGGATTTTATTGCCAGGAGAGAAGATATTGTTCTCGGTGTTCATACTGATTTTGCTGTACATCATTTTAACGGACAAATCGAACACGTTAAAGTAGGACAGCAGTGGCGACGAGGTCTCAATTCTCTTGAAAATTATCGAAGATGCGAAGCACTTGGTGGAATGATCTTTCGAATGGATGCTTGTAGAAAAGCAGGACCTTGGGATATTCGATTTCCTCGAAAACAAACAAGAGAGTGGACGATGAGAGTTTTACAGTTAGGAGATCTTGCTTATCTACCCAGAGAACTCTGGCATTTCGTATTTCATGAGAGTAATCAGATGAAACGGAATGCTACCGTAAAGTATCGAATTCTTGCCGATCTGAAAAACGGATTTGATATTCAAGGAAATATAGAAATCGCTTATGGCTCTGAGAGCGGTAGATATGCGATGGCAGATGCATTTAGAACATTCTTCACTACTCCGGAATGGGGGAAAGAAAGGTTATCAGGAAAGACTTTCGATCAATTAGAGAAAGCAAAAAAAATCTGTGACGAGGAAGCGTCCGAACAATGGGAGAAGTAAAATGGCTTGGACTGAAATATCTACAGTAGCACAGCTACGAAAAAATATTCCGATGCTAAAAGATACAGACATTAGCGAAGCAACTCTTGAAGCTAATATTGAGGATGCAAAGGATATAATATACGACGATTTGAGTAAGTTTGTAGATTGGGATGAGGCTGAAAAACTCGATGTTGTTCCCAGAGTCATTAACCGTCTTGCTCAGTACCAAGCAGCAATGGTAACAATCATCCGAAACTTTCATAGTGATGAAAATATGATTGGAAGTGAAGAAGGTGAAAATACAATTTACAATCACTACAAAGGTCTCTATGACAAATTAATGGCTCAAATAGAGACCGGAGATATTCGCATCTTAGATAGTGATAATGAAGAACTGGAACCAGATGTAATGCGGAAACCTGGTCTAGGAAGGATAATATAATTGGCTGAAACTGCCGTTACAATCGACTTTCATAATACACTTCACGTTCTCAAGTCAATTAAGCTAATTGCAAAAGATCAGCGTAAGTACAAGCTCTTTCGAAAAATAGCAAAGCTGCTTTTTCATAGTTGGTGGGGAGAGACATTTCAAAAGCAGGGTGCTAGGAGAGGACATCCGAGATGGAGACCACTAAATTCTAAATACGCGAGATGGAAAAGAGTGCATGGAAAGGCAACAGAGCCTTTGATTCTTACAGGACACTTACAAGGTTCTCCTCAGATACTAAAAGAATTTAAAACAAGATTGATTTGGGGAACAAAAGTTCCGTATGCTCAATATCATCAGAAACCTACTGTTTCTGGTAGACCTCCGAAGAGAGAAATGGTTTTCATTACTGCAAGAGATAAAGTTGAACTAAAGACTTTCATTGAAAGGTTTATTGAGAATGTATTAAGGAAGGCAAATAAAAATGGTATCTAAATGTCGTATATGGGATCGAGTACTCACTGACGATGAAATAAAAACTATGTACAAATATCCTTATTTAATACCTGCGGGCAGCGAGGTTTTAATAATTTATAAACCTTTCTTTCAAAAGGTAAAGGAAATGTTATTAAATGTTTTTAAAGGGATAAATAAATGAGTCGATTATACATGGAAGATGCTCTTGATAATCTTAAGAGCTACTATGAGGACAATCTCGATGGTAAACTTACTACAATCGAAAGTGAGCGAGGAGAGAACATCCCTCGGTTAGGAAATCTCACGGTTGGAGAGTCTACTGTTCAAAAGTTTCCTCGAATGGAGATTCTTCCTGATGATACAGATCACGATTATGGATTCGAAGATCGTCCTCTCACTCATCCATGGTTAGTTCACTCGATTTTGATTTGGGTTGAACATACATCTGGAAGCAAAGAAGTTGTGAGAAAGACGTTGATGAGATATGTCGAAGCAATAAATAAACTAGCAGAAGATAATAACAATACATTTGCAGGATTTGTAAATGTGGAATTGGGGGTAGAAGATTACACTCCTATGATCGAGGATCAGAAAGAGAAAAAAATGATCCAGGGTGTTTCAATGCAAATGACGTGTAAGTCTTTGTAAATATTTTAATGGAGGAAAACAATGCCTAGTATAAATAATATAAAATTGACTGTAGGTGTTGAAAGTGGTATGTCTGCTGGGTCGGCGGCTCCTCGTACAAAGGTAGTTCCGATCTCTGGCGTTGTTTCTATTGATCGAAAAGCAAATACAGGTGAAGACCCTGCGATCGTAGGAAATAACATGACGTCCGGAGAATATATTCTCTTTGCAGATGTAGGAGGTGAAATTCCTTTAGCAGTTCGTCCTACTGGAGGTTATGCAGCACTTGTAAAATCTGCTCTTGGAACTGAGGAGGATCCACCCGTGCAAGTTGGTGGGTGTATGAGATTTCGGTATACCGGATCAGAAGCAAGTTGTCAGGTAGAAGTGAAACCTGATACTGATAATGAGATAGTATCGAAAATTGGTGTGAAGGGTTCAGAGGCTGTTGACAGTAATTTTGGAGCCGATGGTATTCTTGATTTGTCTGCAGTAGATCAAGATACTCTCGGAGAACTTGTAACTGTGATTGATGCGTATGATGACTATGATGCAGAGAAGGTTTTCGGCGGAGATTCTTTAGACATTAAAACGGTTGCTGTAGAACTTCAGTATGGACAAGGAAAAAATACTTGGGTGTATGTTTGGTTTAGTGCCGCTGCATCTGGAGTGTATCGTCATGTTTTTACAGCAGATTTAAGTAGCTCAGAAAAGCCGACTCTCTCACTTCAGAAAGACGGTTACCAGGACAACTTCCTTTATGCAGGATGTGTTATTGATGTACTTTCTCTAAGTGGTGCATTAAAAGCTATTATAGAGGGGAGCGCGACTGTTCTTGGTTTTACAGAAACAGCAAGTCAGAGTGCAAGCAGCTTATCTCTTGCAGATGTTGATCCGGTTATCTTTTACAACGGAGACTTTTCGATTGGTGGTAAGGACTATGACTACATCCGGAACTTCGACCTTTCAATTGCAAATAATCATAATCCGGATGGGTATGGAGTTGCATCACTTGATCGACAGTATCATCAAAAAGGGAAGATGGAGATTACTGGGACGATGGTAGTCAGATTAGATTCAGATTCTTTTGCAGAAAGAGCAAAGGTATTTGCAGATACACAAGTTGCACTGAGCTTTTATTTTAAAGGCGATGATATTGCAACAGATATTCCAGAATTAATGCTTATTGAATTACCTTATTGTAGCTTACAGAACTTCGACTTCTCCGAGAATGCTGGAGTATTTGATGCTTCTATGGGATTCAAGGCAACTAAGCCAAAGGGTACTGTATACAATGAGCCGATTACTTTTACGATGCTGAATACAGATAGTGCTGTGTGTAAATAATAAAGGAGAAAAGAAATGGGTTGGAAAGATGATGCCAGAAAGGTGCAAAGAGAACATAAAGTAGAGTTAAAAACTTTACCAGAACATTGGGTTATCGTTCGCAAGTTTACTATTTTACAAAATGAAAAAATGAATGCTTGGCGGGATCGTATTGAGTTGGATAAAGACGGAATTCCGAAGCTAAAGAAGGAAGGAGAGTTTCACGGGTTTTTTAAACTTGTGCTCTCTTTTGGCATTCTTGACTCCAATTTTACAAAAGAAGATAATGTTACTGAAAGCTTTCAAGATACAGAGTTTTTAGATGAGTTAATGCAGTATGCAGAAGTTGCAGAAGAAATATATACTGCAGTGTTGGAGTATAACCGCCCTTTAGCAAAAGCGAACGACAAGCTATTAGAGACTGTACAGAATGGATTAGTAGAGGAACAAAGTTCAAAGAAGGAGAAAAACTCCCAGACGGAACAGACCCGGTAAATAAACTTCAGAAATGGGGTCCATTTATCGCTGACTGCCTTCGGTTTCTTGATGGTGATGGAACATATCGGCATTGGAAGTATGGCTCAGACTACAGTGAACAGCCGTGGATAGACGTTCAGATTTACGATGAGATTCGTAGTAGACATGCACAACTAGAGAACGAAAAAATTAAACAGATGACAAAAGTATCACCTAATCTTTCTATGCGACCGAGGAGTAGATAAATGGGTACTCGTACCAATGTTGATATAGAAATAAGAGCAAAAGATAAAGCCTCAAAAGAAATAAAGAAGACAGAGAAGTCTCTTGGTGGTATAGAAAAGAGTGCCGGTGCTCTGATTGGAAAAATGGCTGGAGTAGCTGCCGGGGTTGCTGTAGCTGGAGTAGCTTTGACAAAAGCATTCGATGCTGCTCAATATGCAGCGACAGTTCAGCAGACAGAAATGTCATTTCGATCAATAGCAGCTGAAGCTGGAGTGATGGCAGACGATGTTATTGATAATATGAAGAGAATGTCCGGAGAGACAATTAATGAACTTGATATGATGTTAGCTGCAAATAGAGCTAACTTATTAGGTTTGCCTGTAGATAAGTTTGATGAGTTAATGGCAATTGCTCGTGCGTCTGCTACTGCTACCGGTGGTGCAGTAAAAGATATGTTTAGCGATATTGTAGTTGGTATTGGTCGTGCGTCTCCAATGATTTTAGACAATTTAGGTATTGTAGTAAAAGTCGGTAAAGCCAACCTGGACTATGCAACTGCAATTGGTAAAACTGTTAAACAATTAACTGATCAAGAAAAGAAAACTGCTCTTCTTAATGCTGTTCTCAAAAGCGGTGAAGATATAATTCGAAAAGTAGGAGAAGCAGGCCAAACAGTTACAGCAGCAGAATACTTTCAGCAAGCAGAAGCCGCTGCAACCGATTTAAAGGCGACTATCGGTGAGCTTCTACTTCCTACCTTTATAACATTTTCAACCTACCTTACAAAAGCCCTTCGTGCAATTCGTGACATGATTCAACAAACTCAGGCAGTTAGAGAAGCAATGTCTATTGATGTTTTAACCGGAACACTGGCAGAGCTACAAAAAAGTTATGATGTATTAACAGAACAGATTAATACGTTAACCGCTTCTCAGGAAGCAGGAATGAAAACACAGGGTAGAACTAGAGAGGAAACCGATGCGGAAATACGTGCGTTAGGACAACAGAGAGAAGCAATTGGTGCCAATATCTATTGGCTAAAGCTTCAAGCAGCAACAAAAGAGAATAATATTGACGCAGCAAAGGGTCTTATCGAAGTAGAAACTAAATTAAAAAATCTTTGGACAGATACTCATGGTTTGGAAGAATATGGTAAATGGTTGGATAAATTGTATCAGCAGACAGAGCAAGCGGGATTAGATAAGCTTTGGATTCAAGTAGAACGTGCCCAAGCTAATCTTGTTACTGCAACTGGAGAAGAAGCAGATAAATTAAAATTAGTTATTGACATGCTTCAAGAAAAGATACTAGCACAGTCAAAGTATGTTGATGACGAAGCAGAGATCATGGCTATTCTTGATGCAGAAAATGAAAAAAGAAAAGCTCTGTGGGAAGAAGAAAAAGCACGTCAAAAGGAATTGGCAGATGCAAAAAAGGTAGCAGAAGCCACTTTAGCTCAATTAATGATGACGGATTTAGAAAGACAATTATCAATGATTGATATGCAAAAAGATGCCTTTATAGAAGCAGGTCTCTCTCGAATAGAAGTAGAATTATGGTATCAACAGGCACAGGAAGAGACATGGGAAAAGAACAAAAAAATTACAGAGGAGATGGAGAGGCAAGCTGAGATAGCCGCTAGTAGAGCTGGTTTTGGAGTTTTCCTAGGTGCAGCAGAAAGTTTTGCAAAGACAGAAGTTGGAAAAGGAGCCGTTGGTGAAAAGCTTGGTTTAGACGTCAATCCATTAATGGATGCAATAACTGCAATCGCAGATGCATTTTTAAATGTTACTTCCATCCTTGCTCTTTTTAATCCAATAAAAACAATATTGCAAGGAGTGATGTCCGTTTTAGGTCCTCTAATAGATGAAGTACTTGCTCCGATTATTGGTATTCTTAAAGTTATAGGAAACGTTGTTGGAAAATTGTTAGTGCCTGTTTTTAAAGTATTGGGATTAGCAACTGAAGCGATAGGAAAAGCATTTGTTTGGTTATATAATAACGCCATTAGACCGCTAGGTAATTTTATTTTGAAGGTAATTACTACTGTTGGAAACTTTTTTATCGGTGCTATAAATGCAGTAATCCGAGCATTAAATAAAATCCCTTTTGTAAATATTAGGACTATTGCAAAATTAAATTATGAGGCAATGAAGTTACAGGCAATTACGTATGAAGGTCTGGTTGGTGCTGGAACCGAAGGTGAACCAGGTGAGCCGGGTGCACCGGGTAGTACCACTTCTATTCAACGTGCTCCAGATATTTATATTACAATTAATGTAGATGGTAGTGTTTATGGCGCAGGAGGTCCTCTAGAAGTAGGAGAACAAATGGCAAGAGCTCTTGAAGAGTATGCTGGAATTGGTGGAAGAATTCACATTGCGGAGGCAATAGCATAATGGCACTTTTTGTTCCTACAACTGAAAACTTTAGAACCGCTGTAGAAGATAGGAAATCTCTCCGCTATATAAAAGTTTTAATTGATATAGATGATGATGATGTACTTGAAGATGTTACTTCTAAACTCGATAGTAATTATGTTCAGGGCGGAGGAAGCGGTCAAGGTGAGCTGGGTGTTTCCACAAAACAATATTCTGTAAAATTAAGAAATTCTGATCAAACATACGCAGACGGTGATTTTGCCGGAGCTATCTGTGCAATTGAAGCTCAGGTAGGATCGACAGAATATGTGCGTATTTTTACAGGGATTGTTTCTGATGAAGGGTGTCAAAGAAGTAAGAAGACGAAGTCAGATGATGTGGTTACAATCAGAATGCACGACTCTTCCAAGTCAAGAGGAATGCGTGTAAAACCCAGACCAACTACATACATAGGTTATAAAATATGTGATACCGTAACTCCAGCAGCTTCTCTCTTTCACCAATTAGCCTATCTATTGGGTCTCTCAGAATCCGATCTTGTAACAGTTACAATTGACCAGACAAAAGACTATTTACCACTCGATGGAAAAGTTACCGCATGGCAGGAATTACAAAACCTGTGTGCACAGTATATTGGACACATGTGTTTCCGTTATGACGGAAAACTACTATTTGTTTCAAGGCATCAAACAGGTTGGACTGATCCTACTTCGGAATGGACTTTTGATGACAGTAATATTCATAGCTGGAATGGAAGAAACAGCTCAGTTGTTTGTAATAAAGTAAAAACAGTTTTTGAAAAATATGAGAATCTCGGTGCAAGAACAATATATAAAAATACCGATGATTGGGATTCGACGAACGAGAGAAATGCAATTACAATAGCAGCAGGTGATTATTGGCCGGGACCTAATTCTCAGGATTTAGCCAGACTTATGTATAAAGATCCTGCCTCTGGTGAAAGTTTTCCTATTGGAATTAGTATTCAACCACCTTCAATTGGTGCTGTTGGTAGCGGATCTGATATTGAATGTGAAGGTGGTTTATTAACTCTTATCAGTTTTAATGGTTCAACTGGAGACACTCATCAAAATCCTGGAAGCTCTGAAATAATTCTACGGAATAATACAGGTTCTACTATTACTATTCGTAAGTTCATAATTAGAGGTACTCCTTTAAGAATACAAAAAAAATGTATTGTAGAGGATGTTGATGCTGATATTGTTGATGACTGGGATTATATAGAAAAAACAATTTCTGGAAAATACGCTGTTAGTGATACACAGGCTCATATTTCTACACAGCGGTGGCTTGAGTTTGGAAAGGTTCCGAGAAAGATTTTTGATTTTGTGACTGATTGGATTCCGCAGATTCAGGAAGGCGCTGTAGTTACATTCAATCCTGACGCTTCGATCGATCTATCTGGTGTTGTCGAATCGTATTCTCATACAATAAATGGTCCTTATCGAAAATGGAAAACAAAAATATCTATACGTGAGAAAGAAGATTTTACACCTTCAGGTGATGCAAATGTAGTAGAGGAGGATCAAGGTGATTCCGCTACAGAAACAGCAGAAACTTTTGTAACTCATGAAGAAGCTCAAAATGGTTATGATGATGCCCCTAGTGGAGGAACAACTACTCCTACTCAACCTACGGCAAATGCTCAAGGTTACTATAAAACTATCGTAATAAAATGGGATCGGCAATTGAATCTTACCAACTTCGATCACTATGAAATTCAGGTTTCAGAAGATCAATCGGATTGGTATAGTCTTGCATTTGATGGTGAAGGTGCTTTTAAAGGTTGGGGTGGTGCACTTGCAGGACTTACTGAAGTACCAATTGAATATATCCTCCATGAGAATATTCCTGCTGGCGGAACAGAAGATAATCCAACTGCAACAACTCTTTATTATCGTGTACGAAGGGTAACAAAAGCAGCAGATAATTCAGATTGGTCTGCAATTGTAAACGGAAGTACGGCTGCAATTGCATCTGGTGATATTTTAGTAAAAGCAATTTCTGCTGCAAAAGTAGACGCAGAAAACTTCTTGTTATTAAATGAAACCGGGCTTGTAGGATATTGGTCTTTAGATGATGGATCAGGAGTTACTGCTTTAGATCAAAGTGGGAATAAAAATAATGGTACTTTAGAAGGCTCTGCTCCTACATGGGTAGATGGAATAAGTGGAAAGGCTGTTAATTTTCCCGGGACAAATGAAAGATTAGATTGCGGGAACGGTGCTCCTTTAGATGAAATAGGCAACGGTAGTTTCTCAATATCTTTTTGGATGAAGAGTAAAGATACAGTACCATTAAGTAACGGTAGATTGTTTGATAAAGTAGAAACAGGTAATAATTATATTCTTTTAGATAGCTTCGGTACTGCTAATCGTTTTCGTTTCGGATTAAAGATTGGAAATATAGGAGCTATAGCAAATTTTAGTGAAGATACAGCTCCCTTTGATACGAATTGGAATCATATCGCTTTAATAATAAATAGAACTACTGATTTAGCCACTCTTTATATGAATACAATAAAAGATGCTACAGAAATTGATCTTAGTAGTTGTCCTGCTAATTGTTCTAATACAGCTAATGTAGCATGGGGAGGGAAAAATGATGGGGCCAATCCCTATGAAGGCTATCTTGACGAACTCCGTATCTACAACCGAGTATTAACTGAAGCAGAAATAAAGTATCTTTACATGAATCCTTCCGGCAATATTCCCGCTATGTTCGCAGCAGAGAGGATTATCGCAGAATCTATTACTACAGATAAACTTCATGCAGAAGCAGTTACAGCAGAAAAAATAGCTTCTCTTGCAATCACTACTGCCAAATTATCTACTGTTGCAATCAAAGCTCCCACTGAAGGTCTAGTAGGTTGGTGGACTCTTGATGATGGTAGTGGGACTACTGCTATTGATTCTTCGGGGAATGGAAACGATGGGACACTTACTGCTGGTGCGGGTGCTTGGGAGGATGGGAAATCAGGGAAAGCTTATCATTTTGATGGAGCCGCCTCTTTTATAGATTTGACCACTGAGTATATTTTCCAGGCAGCGGGTGCTTGGTCTATATCTCATTGGTTTAAATCTGATGATGTATCAATCTTACAAAACTTTCTCAGTTCAGAGGCCAACTATAATTTAAAATATTGGGGGATTACTGGTTCAAAATTGGCAATTTGGGGTATAACAGAAGCGGGCTGGAGGTACGGTGACACAACTTTAGTTTCGGATACCTGGTATCATGTTGTGCTTGTTCATAATGGTAGCGGTCAATTAAAATATTATCTTAATGCAGATCTCGATGCAACCCATGAATTAACTACAGCAGAATGTGCTGGGAGATTTAGACATATTGGAGTCTGGAGTGATAGGTCTAGTCGGTTTTTTGGTGGCATTATTGACGAACTCCGTATTTACAACCGTGCTCTAACCCACGCTGAAGTATTAGCTCTCTACATAGCCCCTGGTGGATACAACCCTGGTCTTATTACTACGGATAGACTTCAAGCAGGTTCTGTAGTAGCTGATAAAATAGAGGCTGGTACTATTACTGCTGTTCAAATGGCAGCCACTGCACTTGAAGCACTCTATGCTAAAGTTGCCTACGTACTGACAATTGGGCAGGATTACACGGGAGATCCTGTTGCAGGCAATCAACGGCTTCGGCTTGATAAGAATGAATTTGCTCTTCAGGAATACGATGGATCTGCGTGGAAAGCTATTACTCAGTTTGGTGGTGATGATTCTTTAAAATGGTATTTGCAATCAAGGGGTCTGATTAAAACCGGTACCGATATATCAGGACTGGTTATGGGACATAAAATTCTTAGTTCTTCCGCTGACTTTTTTGACTTTGAGGATGATTATAAGGACCAAAATGAAAATGATCCCTGGGATACAAAGAAAGACCTGTCTTTTTCTTCAAGCTTTAAATTCGGCACAAAAGCTCTTGTTAATGCGACTGATAAGATAGGTGTTTTGAGAGACTTAGCCGCACTTGGGATAACCAACACTGATTTTAGTTTAGCGGGTTGGCATTATAAACCATCCGTATCAACAGAACGTATGCTGTTCGGTATAACGAAGGGCGGAATTACCTGGACAATAAGAACCAGTGCTGCTGATAATAGTTGGTTTAGTGTTTGTTGGAGTCCTGAACTAAGTTTGTTCTGTGCCGTTGCAGATTCCGGTATAGGCAATCGAGTAATGACATCTCCCGATGGAATTACCTGGACAATAAGAACCAGTGCTGCTGATAATAATTGGCTTAGTGTTTGTTGGAGCCCTGAACTAAGTTTGTTCTGTGCCGTTGCAGCCAACGGTACAGGCAATCGAGTAATGACATCTCCCGATGGAATTACCTGGACAATAAGAACCAGTGCTGCTGATAATAGTTGGCTTAGTGTTTGTTGGAGTCCTGAACTAAGTTTGTTCTGTGCCGTTGCTTATTCCGGTACAGACAATCGAGTAATGACATCTCCCGATGGAATTACCTGGACAATAAGAACCAGTGAGGTACTTCTGTTTCTCAAACACGTGATGCAGCAGCTTCTCAATGGCATCATATAGGGATAACTGTTAGAGATGATGCTGGACAACAGAAATGGGGATTGGTTGTAGATAGTTGGAGCGTTGAAACTAATATCGCTGCTCATCCTATTGCAACAGGTAGCAGCCTCCAGTTCTATCTTCGAGACGGTAGCAGGCTTGATGACTGGATAGTACATGCCTCTGATGCTGTTTTGACCCTAGCTGAAATTATAATCCATTACCAATCTGGGCAACCCTGGGTAAAAAATAGCGATATAGATTATTTGCTAGATTTGATTATCAAGACAAAAAGCGGCGGGGATGTAGTTATAGATGGGGATGTAGTTATAGCTGATGGACTTTCTTTTGGTAGCGAGGAAGCTATAGGCTCGGGATGGCATAAAATAGCCAATCCACCCACAGGTTGGAAAGCCTCGAAAACCAGTTGGGCTACTGCCGATAATTTTGATCAAGGATTAGAGGTTACTTTTTCGGAGGTTCCGGCAGGGGCAAAAGCTGTTAGATGTGTATACCACAAAGGAGCTACAGCAGGATATATTTATTGGAGAAAATCTGGAGACACAAATATATCTAATACTCCTCATGCTTCAAATGAGTATTCTCATGCTCCTTTTACGCTTGAATTATATCGTGGGATTGCAGTTTTTTGGCTTAGTAGTGATTATAAAGTCCAATTTACAGTAGCTAATTCAGGTACTGATTTATACATAGCCTATCCTACGGAGTATCTAATATGACCATGTATAGACTATTTGAAGGTGGTTATGAGGGTTTTCTTGATGATAGGGTTCCAGCGGAATACAAAGATATTGTTGTAGATAAATTGCCACAAAGTATTATTGACGCTGAAAAAGCGATAGAGCAGGAAATAAAAGAGAAAGCTGATTATGTAGAAGCCATGCCAAACCTGGTTAAAAACATGGCAGTAGAAATAGAGAGCCTGAAAAGCAAAGTAAAAATATTAGAAGCAGCAAAGGAGATTGCAAAATGACACTAAGGGAACTGCAAGACCATTCAGATAAAAGGGACGATATTCTTGAAGGCAAGCTGGATAAGATCGATTATTTTCTCAATAACGGGTTATCAGAGAAAATCATTAAAGGGATTACCGATTATCTTGATAAACAGATGGCAAAGAGGGTAAGGCTATTTTGCAAGGTATTCATCACTGCCGTTATTGTAACTTTGGTGAGCTGTGGATTAAAACTGTTGTTTTTTTGAGGTGATAATGTGATTGAATGGATCCAGGTAATAAAAGCGGATATTGCAAGACTGGACAGAATGTCGGCTGCTGAAAAGTTTCGGTATTGGTGTTTAAAGCTTGTAGATGTACCTTATATATGGGGAGCCGAAAATTTTAACGATTATTCGGATAACCAGGCAACTATGGCCGTTTTTTATGGACAAAATAAAATGACGCATGTAACGCCGGTAGTCGGTAGATATGTTATATTAGATGCTGTTAATATTAATGATCCGGCAAGATTAAAAACTACTAAAAGCGTGCGGGAATGGTATGAGCAAAGAGGATATAAAGCGGAATGGCGGCAAATAGACTGGGATAAAATAAAAGAACTTTCTAAGCTGGATAAGAGTAGCTGGGATGTCGACCCTGCATTGAAATTATTGAGAGGTGTATGATGAAAGACATTAAAGAAAAAACCGCATGGGAAGTTATAAAAGATATTCCTGCACGCCTACTTAGATTGATTTGGAAACTGCTCTCCAGGAAAGGGATTATCTTAGCTCTAACAGTTTGGCTAATAAAAACTAACACATTTCCAGAAGGTTCAGAACCTTATCTTTACGGCTTTATTGTTTTATTAGTTTTATTTGGTATTGAAGGATTAAAATTTCTTAAAGATTTAAAAAAATGATAGGAGAAAAAATGAATGATATTAAAAAAGTTTTGTTTTATATTTTTATTACTATTTGTTTCATCCTTATTATTTTCGCAATCATTAAATATATTAGAAATGAAAAAGAACTTACAGAAGCTATTGAAAAATTGCAATCAGCAGAAAATAGAATTCACAAAAGAATTGTTATATCTGGTTCAACTAAAATATTTGTTACTGGGTTTAGTTTAGGTGGCGCTATCGCTGTTTTATGCGCTATTGATATACAATATAATAATCTTTGTGAGAAGATAATTTGTGTTCCATTGGGTTCCCCTAGAATAGGAAATAAATATTTTGTTGAATCTTGTAACAAAAGGTTATCTGATAATCATAGGATAGTTTATGGTAATGATATAGTTACTTATTTACCACCTAAATTATTTGGTTATAAACATGCTGGAAGATATGAACGAATTGGAAAAAGGTTTACCTGGTGGAAACATGATGTAGAAAAATATTATATAGAATTAAATAAGAAGTAAAAATATGAATGATCATACAAATAACGTAGAGATGATTGCAGAAAAACCTATTGCTGATATGACCTATAAAGAAGTATGGAATATCCTGCTAAAACGATTAATAGCTTTACCATCAAAATTAATAGGCTTCAAACCTTTTTGTATCTATTTAACAACCTGGCTTTTGTTCCATAGCAAAGTTGAAGACTGGGTTTGGTTAATTGTTTTGATAGCAGTTTTGTTCGGCAGGGAAGGGCTCAAGGCAATTGCAGGGTTGCGAAAGTGAAAACAATACTAAAAAAAATAGGTATAGCAATTCTTAAATTTCTTAAAAAAGAAACGTTATGGATAATTGCTATTGCAGGTGCAGTGGTTACGCTGAAAATTATTGTCGCTAAAATAGGTAAAGTAGATAAACCGACAAACTTTGTGAGTAAACCAGGAACTGATAATATAATCCAGGTGTTAGATGAAGAAAAGAAAGTATGGGTAGATTTAAAATTATCTAAAAATAAAAAGGCAAAAGATGTTGTTGCCGCTGGACTAGATAAAAAGAAAAAATGGGTGGTGGAAATAAAACATGAAAAAATTTATACTGATATTTTTGATGATTAGTGTTTTTGCTTTTGCAGAAATGCCAACAAATGCAGATATTGAAAAAAAATATATAGAAAATCCAGTAGTAATTTACGATATGATCCGAGCCCTTTACAATGTTGAACACGCTATACCAGAATTATCACCAGTACAATATGCAGCATTTATTTTAGGGGATGATTTGATTGTAGCGCCTATTGAACCTTATATGACTATTAAAATAGCTCATTTAAAATATGCGATATCAATTCCAGAACAGGAATATAAAGATATAATTCCAAGATGTAAATTCCTTTGGTGGATAATTCCTACAGTAGCGGTGGGTGGATTAAGTATAGGATTATTACTACCATATATTATAGGAGGTTTAAAATGAGTAGTATAGTCTGGGCATTTATCAATCAACCTCTCCGTATTAGAGCGACCTCAAGCGATTCCTTTAGTGCTGTTACTGGAGGCATTAAATATTGGAATCCTGATGAATCTGTATCTGGATTTATAGAAGGTTCTATCAGCGGCTCTGATATGGTGACCGCGACCGCTCCAGCAAACACATTTAATGTGACTGGCGAATGGTCTATAAAATCTAGGATATTGAACGGTGGAAAAGAGTATCTTGGAAAACGAGTACGGTTGCAAATCTATAAGAGAGAAGAGTAAATGGATGCTTTTACCATAGATATTGAAAGTGATATTGTACAGCAGGTAGATATATTTGTTGATACAAAACAACAAGTGGATATAGAATCAGATATTGTTCAACAGATTAATATGCCTATATTCCATAATAAATAGACCTATTATTCTCTAAACCTATTTTTTATTATATCAGGTTCATAAATTATTAAATTTTCTTCATGAACAACTTTTGCAAGTACATCATATTTTCCACGTTTTGTAGTAACATATTTCCCATTTATATTATGTGCTGTCTTCACTTCAATTTTTATCATTTTTCCATCTACTTCGAGTAGAATATTAAATGGCATTTTTGATCTTACTGGTCTAAAGGGTTCATAACCTTTTTTTATCAAGTCAAGTAAAACAACAAATTCACTTGCTTGACTAAGAAGAGATGTGGGAATATTTTTTTGCCATGAAGGGGTTATATCCGATCTCATTTTATTTTTATCTGCTTGGTTGCATTCTTTAGAACAGTATTTTTGTCGTATTATACCTGTTGAAAAATCACCGCCACAAAACTTACATTGTTTTGTTATTTGCTCTTTTTTCTTATATCTCATATAGTATAATATATCCTCGTAATTTGTAAAAATCAAGGTGATATCAGGACTTTATACAGATAATAGTATATTATCTCATCGAGCTTGTTTTCCAGTTATTTTACGTGTTATTTGGTATATCTTATTAAATGAGTTACATTCAAAAAAATTAAAGATTTGAGAGATATTTGTGGTATTATAATATATGAAAGACGTTTTATTTATCAGTCCACATACCGATGATGTAGAGCTTTCTTGTGGTGGGACTATAGCAAGATTTGCAGAAATAGGCATATCTGTTAGAGTATTATGTTTAGCAGATGGAAAAAATCTTTATCTGGATATACCTTTATTTGAAGAATTTCGTAATTCTATGAAGGTGCTTGATGTAAAATGGTATCAACTCCAGGAGTTTCCAATTCGTGGTTTTTCAGAATATCGACAAAAAATTTTAGATTGTTTTATTTTTATCAGAGATTCTCTTTCCCCTGGGGCTGTTTTTATCCCATCACGATATGACACACATCAAGATCATAAAACAGTTTATCAGGAAGCAATAAGAGCTTTTAAATATTGTAACGTTTATGAATATGAACAACCATGGAACCACTCTATATTTGAACCACAGTTTTTTGTTTCTCTTCAAAGGAACCATGTAACAAAAAAAATAAACTCTCTTCAATGTTATGCCTCACAAGCCAGCAGACCTTATATGCAAAAAAACCATATACTTTCTCAATTAACATATCGCAGCTTCTTTGCAAAAACATCATGGGCAGAAGTATATCAAATCAGAAGGATTATAATATGAAGGTTTTAGTAACTGGTATAGGTGCTCCTGGAATAAGAGGAACTATTTATTCAATTCGAAAAGCGTTTCCTGCTGTAGAAATTATCGGTGTGGATATAAAAAAGAATGTTGTTGGAGAGTGGTTTGTCGATAGATTCTATCAAGTTGCTGAACCGGAGTACTTATCATACATTTACGAACTACAGAAGATTTGTGAAGAGGAAAAAGTAGATGTCCTTCTTCCTCAATGTACACGAGAATTAATTCCATTGTCGCAGTTTAAAGACGATTGGGAAAAAACAGCAGTTTGTATTTCTTCAACGAGAGCGATAAAGCTGGCTCTCAACAAGTATGACGTTATACAGGTAGGTAAAAAGGCAGGATTGCCTTGTGTAGAAACGATGTTAGCAACTACTTTTTCAGAGCTAATTCAGACTACGGATGCCTTAGGTTATCCAGATAAACCAGTAGTCGTAAAGCTTTTGGATTCGAGTGGATGTAGAGGTGTAAGAATATTGTCCTCTTCCTCTCTTACTTTAGAGGACTTTGTAGACAAGAAGCCGGATGGTTTGACATGTTCTAGAGAAGCAATAATAAATACATTTGCCAGCGCAGAAGAGGTTCCAACATTATTAGTAATGGAATATCTGCCTGGACCAGAGTATACTGTCGATTGTTTTAAAGGAAAGAGTTCTACTGTTATTGTTCCACGTCTTCGAAAGAAGATGGTAAATGGAATTTCGTTTGAAGCAAAAGTTGAAGTGAGGAATGATATTATCGAGCAGTCTCGACTGTTATTAGAGGAAATTGGATTGAAGTATGTCTTTGGATTTCAGTTTAAACTAGATGAAAACAATAAACCTTTTTTACTCGAATCGAATCCTCGTGTACAAGGGTCGATGGTTGCAAGTACTTTTGCAGGAGCGAATGTAATTGAGTATGCGATAAGGGAGGTATTAGGAGAAGATGTTAAAGTGTCTCCAGATATTAAAGAGATTGAATTTCAAAGATATTGGGGTGGAGGAAGTGTAGTTGATGATAAATACTACGAAATCTGATTTTGATAAAAGATGTTTATTCCATCTACATACTAATTATACTGATGGTGAGATGAATGTTGAAAACTATTTTACTTATGCTAAGAAATATAATTATACGTCCTTAGTATTTTTAGAACATATCAGAAAACATCCTTCTTATGATACGCAAAAATATATTGCTGAAATCAGGCACCATGAAAAACGAACAGGGATAAAAGCGTTTGCCGGTTTTGAAGCGTCTCTTCGTAAAGATGGATCACTGGATATATCAGAAAAGGATATTAAGAGATGTGATGTTTTAGGGATGGCAGAGCATAGACTTCCAAATGAGCTTGGAGGATATCTTCGTGCACTTACAATTGCAATTCAACAGTGGAAAGATATACCACGAGTATGGTTACATCCTGGAATGTGGTTTCAAAAAAGAAAGATATTGAATGAGAAGTTTCTGGTGTATAGAAAAATGTTGAATTTAGCAGTAGAAGAAGGGTGGTTGATTGAACATAATATCAAATATGATTTGATTCCATATAAGATGAAAGGAATCGTTCCATCTAAACATTTAATTACTGGGGTAGATTCTCATAAAATAACTGATTTATATTAGAGCATAAAAAAAGAAGAGGCTGCTTTTACACAGCCTCTTCTTGTATTTATTTATTTTACTACTTGTGGTGCAATTACTGCTGTTACATATTTACATTCAAACAAAACTGCTACTTTATCAGGATCACCATAATATACTCTCCATTTATATCCTGTAAGATCAGAAAGATAGGATAGGTTCAGCCTGATATTAGTTTCCTTAATAAAATCAAATACTTTATTGCTGAATTTACCTATTTCTTTTTTCTTAAGGGAAGCACAGGTAAGATCGAGATCAAAACTTTTGCAATTCTCTTTTTCAGGGATTACAATTTTCCAGTCTGGAAAGCCTGTTGCTTCTGTTGATGGACTAAGAATAATATCTTTTGTATTTGCAAGTACAATTGTATAATTTTCAGGGCCCAAATCAGAAAAACCTGGGAAGATATGTAATCGTTTCCCATCAGTACATATCGCTTTTTGATCTTCTATATGAAGAATCTTTAAATGAGATCGATACTCCTCTTTAGATGCACGTGCTTTAAGCACGAATGTTAATGGTAAAAAATTACCATTGTCTTTATTGATAACTATTGTATCCATAGATACCCCCTATAAAATATTTTTTATCCGAAAACACTATCCTGACATTCCTGGCAAAGGCCAGAGATCTCATATTCTCTTATAGAAATAGCATCTTTAAAACCAGTAATTTCCTTTTTGCAGAAAACACATATCTTTGCTTTTTCTGCTTTTGCCTGAGTTGTGTCAAAATTCTTTTTAGTAAAATTATCCAGAAATTCTTGTATCGGTTTTGATCTTTTCATATATACCCCCTTCTTTCAGATCTCATCAGTGCAATTAACAATTGCAGACCAGGGCAAGTATACCCTGGTTTCGATCTTTACCTCACAAGTTCATATAAAGATTTTTTATCTTCTGTAAAAACATTTAGCATAACAAATTCAGATTCTTCACACAAAGCTTCTGCATAGTTTTGTGCTGCTAAATCATCTTTAGCTTCAAATTTTAGATTCCAAGATTTTCTACTTTTAGGACTTTTAAGAAAATATAGCGTGTAAGTCATTTTATACTCCTATTCTTTACCTAAAGCTGGTGCTATAATACAATACATATTTGTTGTATCAAAACAATATGAACTATCAATCCTAACAGATTTATTCACGTGAATTTCTTCCGGCAACTGGATAGAAAGTTTTTCTGGTTGAAGGAACTTTAGTATGCGCAAATCAATTGTTAATATCTTATTCTGTAATTGAGGATAGTGAACTTCTTTATAATTCAACCGCAAAAAATCTTTAGAGTCTTCTTCACCTTTATCAAATTGATCACCTACCGTTATTGATATACCCTCTTCTGTAAAACGTGTCCAGACTAAATCTTTCTTTTTTAGTTTAAAAGCTTTTAATAAAGGGTAAAAATCTTTTGGGATAAATAGTTGATAGTTAGGATTGTTATTATCAATTATGTTACAGATATTAGGCGCTCTTTTATCAGCACCACTTTCTATTTTACCAGATTTATCTATTGTTTTAGCGCCTTCGGGAATAGTTTCAACAGTAGATAATAAAATTTTGCCATTGGTATACACGATGGGTTTTTCCCTGTCATCAAGAAAAAGCAGGTCTCTATAAGTAGCTGGAATTTTGTTAGCATGTTTTGTAAAAGCTGTTGTGATAATATCTTTTTTCATCCCTTCCCCCTATTAATAATACTATAGTTTTAACTAGTTTCTTTACTATTATTTTTTGCCAACCTGTTTAATACTGTAGTTTTAACTCCTTTATAGAGTTCATGTTTTTTTACTGTTCCTTTTAGATCATAAGATTTTGTAATTTCAAAATTAATCTTAGTTCCACTATAGTAACTTTTAAAGTTGTTGCCATTTTCATCTTTGAAGGCAATAAGATAGGAACTTCCATAAATACTATCTATTTCTTTTATGAAAAAACAATTTAATTTTAACTCGATTCTATCCCCGATATTTCCAATATGTTCAGAAGGTGCAAATTCTTTGTTATCTTCAACTTTTTTTAATTTTGAATCATTATTAACTTTCCAGATGGCGTAACAAACAATTCCAGGGGATTTAATATCATCTCTGAGAGTCCCATCTTCAAAGAATAAATTATTTTTAATATTGTGTTCAAAGTCATTTTGAGGAACCATCTTTTCATAGTTATCTATGAGTAATTGTTCTTGCCCATTCAGGAAGGCCTTTTTATTAGTAATATTTTTTTCAATATAATTTTTATAATCCTGAATAACTTCTTTGTCATAATAATTAGAAGATTTCAAAGCGTCTTTAAGAAGATAAATATCTTTCATTGTATTGTTATCATAATCTTTAAGAGATTTCCAGGAGAGGTTAAACATTTTAGTAACATAAGTAAGATTAAGAATTAGGCTGCTTAGATCATACATAGGACAATAATTTGATCCTGAAAATTCTCTTTCGATTGTTTCTACAAAAGAAGAGTAAGTTTCTAGAGCTTTTCTAATATCCAATCCAAACCATTCATCAACACAAGAAGAACCGATAATCTTTATTTCTTTTTTCGCATCTTTAAATATAAAGAACTTAGTTCTGTATCTTTTGATATTACAGTGATCACAGGTTAATCTGTCTTTTAATATATTTCCTAATATAATATTTTCATCATGTTTATTATTAAAAATCTCTTTTATCCCATTTTTAATAGAAATTATTCCTAGAAAAGTTACTTTCTGTTTTCCTAAAATTTCAGGTTCTGAGATTTCGGATTCACATACTTCTACTTTATATATTTTGTGATTAGGGGGGTCAAAAGGATCTATAATATCAGAAGTTCTTTTTTCTATTTTAGAAATTGTAGAAAGAGTTTCAATTTTTTGATTATATTTTGAAAGGCGTTTATTAAGCTTTTTGAGCTTTTCAAGAAAATCATTTTTCTTTGCTTTATCATATTTAATAATCATCTTCTCCCCCTTATCCTGGATAACCGGCACTATCGAGTGAGTCAGATACGGTTTGTTCAACGGTTATGCCGTTATCGTAATTATCCCGATAGCAATAATCCGGTAGATCATTACATGATAGCCCAACTTCCTCTTCAAGTATGGTATTTATAGCAGATTTAAAATCCTTAAAACTTCTTTTCATCCCTTCCCCCTATTAATAATACTATAGTTTTAACTATTTTCTTTATTATAATTAATCTTTTATTTTACCATATTCCATTTTATATTTTTCATTGCAACAAATTTGTGGATAAACAGAATTGATAATATAAAACATGGCAGGTTGTTTAATTTTGTTAAGCCATTTTTCAGCTTTTTCCATTGAAGTAGTAGTTCTAAGTCTATGTTCTTGTACCATGTTTTTTTCTTTATTATATTTTACTATTACTAGTCCTATTTTCATTTTTTCTCCTTATAAGTTTTTCGTGATAATCTTGGTACTGCCAGATTTATCATTAAACCAAAACATTAATATATCCCCTTCTTGAGTAAAGCTCTCTTCAAATGTTTTGTTTTCACAAGGAAATCTACTGCCGTGTTTTTTGATAACTTCATCTATCATAGTTTGTTTGATCTCTTCCAATCTTCAATCCCCCTATAATTTATTAAGCTTAAAAGCTTTACCTGGGAGCGATCTTATATCGCTCCACAATAAAACCGTTAAATAAAGTCTGCGTTTTCTAGAGCTTCCTCAACAGTAGCTATAACGCTTATACCATTATCAAAATTATCCCGATAATGAAAATCTGGTAAATCATCTGATGTTAAACCATATCGTCTTTGTAACTCTAGATCTACTGCCATTCTAAAACTCTCAAATAATGTAATCATTTTAGTCTCCTAATATTTTATTAAAGCTTAAAAGCTTTACTCGACGCCTAGTTGCCTAGGCGCCAATAAAACTGTTAAACTTTCGGCTTGAATTCCACATGTTCTGCAACAATTATAATTCCGCCATGCTCTTGTTCTAGTCGACCGACCACCCGTACTCCTCGGCCCTCATCAAGGTGTTCAAAACAAGTTGTGGCCAATTGGCCATAGACAGCAATATCAAAATCACTGGTTTCAGTTTCGATCTCTTCTACTTTCTTGCAATACCTTTTTGACTCGATTATAAAATTAAGCCTATCCTTAGATGTTAAACCAGTAGAAATACTTTTAACGGTTCCCTCCATTAGGACTGAATTTAAATCGTTCATTTTATCCCCCTATTAATTTATTTAAGCCTAAAGGCTTTATTCGGCAGTCAATATAAGATTGGCTGCCAATAAAACCATTAAAGTTTTTCTTTTGCCGTCTCTAATTTTTCAACAGCTTTCTTTTCCTTTTCTATCCTTGCTTGGATAAAATCTGATATTTCATCCAACCAGCCTGTTGCTACATCATGGGCAAAATTTAGGCAGGCGATACGGTCCGGCTTTTCATCCATCTGAAAATCTTGATACCCCCCAGGAGAACAAAGCGTTTTTCGATATGTCAACTGATAATTCCTGGGCAGATCGAGTAATTCTATTGGATATGCCGGTACCTCGATTTGATCACAAATGATGTCTGCAACCTCCCTCACTGCCTCTCGCAGTTTCTCTGTGCATCGGCTATTTTCCGATCCAACCCGTTCTAACCGTTTCAAACTATTAATTAAACTCATACAAACCCTCCAGCGTTTTTAGCCCGCCAGCTATTTTTCTCAGGCTAACAGCCCGCCAAACAGCTCCGGTCGGGGAGCCGTCCAGTAGGATGTTAGATGATCTGATATTCTCTTTTCCTCCAATAAAATAATTCCAAGGGCAGCTTTTCGGCATATCCCTGGAGCGTTTTTTTACATTCGCAAATTGCTATTTGTTGCCATTTCCATGTATGTAATACAGGACAGGCCATGCGGCTGTGATCTTTTTTATTGTCAATAATTTTATCAACCTTAATTTCTAAAATTAAATGTTTTCTCATTTATTCCCCCTTGATATTTTTCACTAGCCTAACAGGCCCACCAGACGGCACTGGTTAAAATGCCGTCCAATTGCTGTAAAATAATTTCGTATGGTTTCATTTTTGTACCCCCCGTATCATCAATTCATAGTGATAATCAAAGTTAAAAATTAAACCTTGTCGGTGAACATCGTCAAGTTCTGCTTTTGAGAGCAGAAAGAATTTTGATGGATTGTAACCAGTACCTTCTTTGATTTTGTGATAGCCGATACTGCAAGGTAGTTTTTCGATGTACGTCATATTTTTTCCTTTAAAAGATATTAGGATTTAGCATAGGCAATAATACGAAGAGCATCTGCAAATATTACTGCAAAACGATCATAGATTTTGCCATTATATTTTTCAGTAATTGAATATACTGAACAGTGGATTTTGTCTACTAACGGCATGATGTCGATATGAGGATCAATTTCCTTAGAGATTTTCTCACAGATTTCTTGAAACGTAATTAAGTATGGTTTTGATACGCAAGTCATTTTATTTACTCCTATGATTTATTTATTTCCTTTACAGGATATAACCTGCCCCCGGAATCGAACCGGGGGAAGAACCGTTCAGGTTGTTAAAGCGATGGTACTACAATAGATTCCACTATAACTTTTCTGCATCTTTCTAAATAACATTCCCATAATTCTTCTTTGCCAAGATCGCTATAGATACCATTTCCCAAATAGGTCAGTGTACGATTGGCAACTTTTTTTTGATTTGCTGTCAAATCTTTTTCGTAAATCTTTCTCATTCCGTCCCCCTTATTAATCTGCATTTTTAGATTCTTTCGATCCAACGTACAACATCTTTATTGCTCAAATCCCGATGGTCAATAATTGTTTTACTGTCAACTATTTCGTTTAATTTGGCAACAACCGCATTAAGCCGATTCTGGCATTTTTCCATCCCCGGCTGATCCCTCCAGCCATGCAAACCGCATCATTTGTCTTTGTCATTTTCTCTCCCCCTCTATAATATTTTTCTCAGGCTAACAGCCCGCCAAACGGCTCCGGTTGAGGAGCCGTCCAGTAGGATGTTAGATTTTAATAAGTGAGCGGCAATATCCCCAATCCTCTGGTGTTGGTTTGTTGCGGGGCTCAGCGTCTGATATGCTGCTCCCCTGTGCAATCATTTCACCTTTGTGCCAGTACTCATTCAGTCCTGGACACCGTTTTACAATTTTTCCGTATTTGCTGGTATACACTCGTTTCATATTTTCTCCCTTAATATTTATAATTAGCCCAACGGACTATTTCCCAATTATTCCTTCCGCCTTTATTATCATTGCCTTAATTTCTTTTATTGCAGTTTCTTTTTGATTTGAAGTCCCAATTAATTGAATATTGGGTTGTCCGGTTTTCATATCCACATAAATAGTTGCTTCTACGTGTTTATAAGTTGTTCCGGTTTTGTTGGTATTGATGTAGATTCGTTTTTGATTCCACGTTTTTACGCTTGTGATCTCAAAACCGCAACGACCATGACCGAAGATTTGTCCTTCAAGATTTTTAAGTCCATC